AGCTGTACCAAAAAGTTATTGAAGCAGGTTACGATTGGGATGAGATCCTGACCGGTACTGTCGAATACTGGACTTTTGAAGACCAGAAGAAGACCGGCATCATCAACGAGGCCATCGCTGGTATCATCGGCATCGAGAACAAGTGGAAACCCACCATGACTGTGCGGACTCTGCTGGCTATCGCCGTCGACGGTCACAAGACCAATAAGCTGACCTGCAAGAAATGAACGAGAGCAGCGGCCCGCGGGCCGCTGCTTAGTTTCGAGAGGTTATTACCATGAATCTAAAAGAGGTAATCGTCAAACGCCTGATAGAAGGTTTAGCCCCCTTTACCGTTACCCACGAGCTCCAGACCCTCAGCACCCGTGTGGCGCAATGTGAGGCGGCCGTTGGCGTAATTGCGGACACAGTGCACAGCTTTTATGGTGAACTGCTGACCACGCGTGAATTGGCAGCGGATGTGTTGGAAGTGGTGGAGAAACCCACCCGGCACGATGACATCGCGTATTGGATAGAAGAGTTAGAAAACAGCGTACTGCCTGAGTTGCAGCGCTACCTGGAGAGCTGATATGCGCATCGACCCCAAACGCCGTAAGATGGCAGAAGAATTTATTGTCAAGCTCTTGGACCACCTCGATGCGAGTGGGCTGAATGGGAAGCTCGCCAAAGAGGTGTTTCCGACGCTCAGCGATGAGCGCTTCCGGGAGTTCACCAAAGGCATCCCCATCTACAACCCCAATGGGGGGCCGGTGAAAATGAACACCAATCGCAACGTGAACATCTGTTCTGCGTTGGGCATTGAGTTGTCTCAACGCCTGTGGCTCACCGACACCAAAACAGGGGTGTGCTACCTCACGGTCAACAAACACCTGAACTACCGTGTCCCGGTGCGGGTACAGACACAGTTCCAGGACAAGAAGATGTCCGTGGCGGAGCATAGCCGTACTCGCGACCGTTTGACGGGTCAGGTGACAGGGGATTCCAAAGCGGCCGGTTTCACGTTCCCCGAGGCAGGCCTGGTGTACGCAGACGGGTTGGATTGGTCCATCTCCGAGTACATCCACGCACGGGGTGGTAATGAGCGACTCCAGCAAGCGTTCTACCGCAGTCTGCGGGAAACTGGTCGGGGTCGATTGGAAATCCCTGGAGCGGAGCGCACCAGTGCGAAAGCACCCCGTACGCTCAACGCGTTCTTCACAGCAGTCCACATCGGTAACAACCTGGGGCGGCCCGGGATAAACGTTGCCGACGAGGGGACGGTTTTTAACAGGAAATAATCATGCGCGACGTCGGTCATTTTTCACAACGTCTGCTTGTGGACTTCGATTGTCTGTTTGACACTCGTATCGGGTGGCTTCGTCTACACCATCCCGAGGAGCTCAAGAAGCTTTTGCCTGCTGCGTACTACCACAGGTTCACTGACGCCTGGGCGGACGTGATAGGGGTCAAGGACTTCCCGGCACGATTCGCGAAGCGGGGGAAGGAGGTGTTGCGTCATGCATTGCCCACCACCTTCCTTGAAGTATTAGGGGCGCGGTTAGAGGGGTTGCTCTTGCAAATCCAGCTGGCCTCGCCGATAGAACGTCCGCGGTTGACTATCAACATGTACCCATACGTCGGCCTTACGGGGCCGGAGCTGGACACCTTTGAGCGGATGTTCCGGGATTACTACGACATGGTGAACTTGGACATCGTGTGTGAAGCCCCAGAGAAACTCACCCCTGCGACCATGCTGTCACGATGGGACGGTTATTTCGTCTGGGACTGGTACACCTGGATAGCCGCCAACGCCAAGCACTTTGAGCATGTGCGTATGCCGGGCTTCACCGTATTCCGCGTGGCCATGTTCACCCCAGAGCTCACGCCTGAGGTGATTGAGCAGTTGCAGAATGGGGATAAGAACCCGTTCGATGAAGCACGGCGTGAACTGGCTGAGCTGCTGTCCCTGGACACCGTGGATTCGGCGTTGCTCAGCCTTGATCCTCGTCACCAGGACGAAGTTTTTGGAGTGCGGTCGCCATGATGCTATCCACGTCGACGGTCTGACCCACCGGAGCCAGCTCCCCCTCTTTCATCTGGAAGTTGGGAAGTTGTGGCCGCTGGGGACGGTAGTCGCCGGCCGGTTCGTCGCCATCGTGTCGTTTAATCGTAGCCCCGGACTCGGTGACATAACGGTCGAGGACGGCAGCCACGGATTCCGCAGCCGCGGTATCGCGCTCCATCAGGCGCATCTTGCGGGAGCTGAACACTTGTTTGTCAGCACCGTCAATGAGCTTGTTCAGCTGCGCCAGGGCCTTCATGTCAGATTGGATGTTCTGGTCGCAGCTCATCTTTGCCGCAATACGGAGACGGAGGTCCTGCGTTCGCTTGAGCACATCGTCTTCGTTGGTGGGATCCACGACATCGATTGGCAAAGGAATGCTCGAAGCCAACTCGTGGTCCGACAGTTCAGTTTCATTACTCATGGCGACTCCTTGTAGAAACAGGTGCGGATATATGTTATTAAAGTGGATACTGACGCCGATGCGTCGAAGTCTCCATCGCAAGAGACGGGCTATGCTGCTCGAGCAGTTTCATAAGAATCGTGGATACGGCTCTTACGAACGCACGGTGGCCGGGCTTGAATACTTGACGATGCCTATCACGTACGAAGGAAAGGATTACCTGCCGCTGAACATTCGTGGTAGCGTGGACACACGCTGTGGATTGTTTAGTGTGCTGTACTCACGACTCGACGTCCTTATCGCACACGTGCGTGGGATGTTATCACTGGCGTCGTCCGAATGGACCGACTTCGCATTGATAAACGAGTTCCGTAATGACAAGCGAGGGACACAATGGAAAGACATTTACTTCTCGGCTAAAACCGAAGAGGACATACGCAGTCGTTTGAACGCTGCGCTTGTCCTATTGCGGGAGAACGAAGAATGCTTCTACTCGGATGAAGACGGCGCCTGTGCACCGTTTCACAAGTACGTGGCATTAATCCTTAGAGAGTTAGAGGACACAGTGGAACACTTCCTCTAACAGAACTATCCTTGTAACAAGGCTTGGTTTATGGATAACAAGAACATTTCGAAACGCGCGTTCAACGGTGAACAGATCTACAGCGATAACCTGATTTTGCGGCAGGCATACTGGGCGCTGATTGGTCGTATCGTCATCGAGGGGCCGGTGGATCAACCACTCAAGAAGCTGACGTATTCAGACTGGGTGGCGCTTATCGACCGGTACGTACTGGACCCCAAGTACCAGGGTAAAACCCGAGCCGACCCCAAGGACCGCGCACAGCGGATTCGCTTAGGGTTATCGGGCGGTAACACTGTGGGTGTGGAAGTGGAGATGTCATGGCGTCGTTTCATGGAAGCGCTCGTGATACTCAACGTCAGCTCTTTCACCATGGTGGTGGAAGTGACTCGGGGCAACCACGGTGCCACCGCATCTGCGGATGCGACCACACGCCCATCGGACGAACACCTCAAACTCGTCACAGAGCCCGCGGAGCGTTACCGTGAAGCGGTGAGTGTATCGCTGGCGCGGTACTTCTCCAACCCGGAGTACACCGCCACCCACTTGATGCGGCACACGCTGCTCAAAATCTTGTGGAAGCTCATCGCTAGGTTCAAGATTGACCTGGCGACGTGGAATCGCCTGTCTACGCAATACGTCCGAATGTTATACGACGGGGAAGATCCCGACCGGCGCCGTAACGACAAGCGTAACAACTTACAGAGCATGATTCGGTCCACCGACCGCATCACATGGAAGCGTTTCCTCGAGGTGCTCAAAGCCTTCGATGGGCGCACCATGGAATGCACATTCCGGCTCGACTTTGAAAAGCAACCGACTGTCGAACACACGTTCACAGTCGACCTTCCGAATCTCGTCCTAGGAGCCAGTTATCATGAGCCTGAGTGACATGTCATCGCGCCTTGAACAAAAGCGCGCGGAATTGAATAGCAAGACATCGCCAGTCACCAGCGCGGTGAAGGGGATGAGCTCTGGGGCGGGGAGCGCCAAGTCTGCCGTATCGGGTATCGTCAGCACTGCCGGGGAGACGTTCAACCAAATCGGGAGCTTGGGCGCTGGGTTCACTGGCCTCAAAGACACCGTCGGGAATGCGTTTGGCGGTTTGAATGACATAGCCACCAATCCGGTACCCACCAATGGTTCGGGAGGGGATGCTCCTGGGGTTCGTGCGGGTGGGTTTGCGTCGCGTCCCGACGCGACACTGCCCTCATTGGACCCCATCAAACGAGAGGTTTCCAAACCCTTCGAAGCGACCAACGCTGAATCCGATGAGATGATGGACTATCTCGGCTTCTCGAAGCTGGGCGAGAGTCTCTCGGTGAGTTTTGATGCCCTCGTGGGCGTGTACGACGATGTGACCGAAGCGGCCGCGCCGTACGTGCAGCGCATTGAAAGTACCATGGACATGGTGGGAAGCATCGCGAGCTTGCCGGACAAGGTCCTGAACCAATTCTCTACCATCATGGCTTCGGCGGTGGCGGTGGAGAACCAGTACAGGGCGGTGGTGGACGGGGTGACCCACAGTTTCAACTCACTCGTGGAGTTGGGCGATTTTATGGGCATCAACAAGTTCATCTCCGACTACTCGGACGTGGACCGTGAGCAGGAAACGCTTGACGTGGATGCGCTACGATCACTCATCCTGGCCATGGGTCAGACGATGATTGCCGTAGGTCAGCAGGCGAAGCTCGAAGAAGTCATCGCCCGTATCCCGGATGCGACCGTGCGGGAAGCGGTCTACGATGACCTCATCATCCTGTCAGCCCAATTGGGGAGCGTGCAGGGGGCCGAGTATTACCAAGCCAAGCTCTCTCCAGGTCACGGCAGTCTAGTGGCGGAACAGGTTATCAGCAACATGCTGGCAAACTTGGAAGTTGATGCCAAGGAAGGGTTCAAGTCCGTGGGCCAACGCCTGCTGGCGCTCTTCGACAAGATAAAGCCTGCATGGAACATCGACGCTGCCTCTCAGCGCGTCGAGCTGTTCTTCTACACCCTGTGCAACGGTAACGCGCTCTCGGCGCTGATTACCACTACCCATCGACCGCTGGTGGTCGCGGGTGGCAACGTGAAGTCTCTGACGCCCACTGAGCAAGTGGCTCGCGCCGATGAATTTCGATGGGGAAACCCACATCAACATTTACTCCGCAGGGATGACGGAGATTGGGCGGATGGCGAGTAACTTCTACGACTCGTACACCACCACCCCACTGGGCAAGTTCCGCACCCTTGAAGGGCTGTACCATGTACTGCGCATTGCGGAGTACCTCGTGAGCACGGGGAAGGTGGCCGATTACAGCTGGAATGAGTTGCGGGTAATCTGTCCAGAACTGCACACGTTGCTGACGTGTGACGGACCAACCGCCATCAAACTCGGACGCGAGCTCAAGCGCGCGGTTTACGGTGGGACCTCCTACCGGCCGGGGGCTTTCTCCAAGGAGGCTGAGTTGGTGTTTGTGAAAGCGCTGGTGCAGAAACTCTACGACCTGACCCTCAATGGGCGCAAGCTCGGGGTGAAGTTATCTGAGCGACTCTACGGGGAAACCCAGCTGACGCACTACTACGTGTATGGTGGAAAAGCCGTTTGGCCACCTCACTATGAGTGGTTGCCTGAGCTGATTGCCGGCGTAGTGCAGCACATTGATCCCATGGGTGACACGTTTGACGTGGATGCCGTTGTAGCAGCTTGGTCAAGTGAGGGTTAAATGGGGCTACTAACAGATGCCCTGGGGGTGGTTGACAAGCAGCGCGAGGTGTGGAACCTTGAAGTCGCGCGCGAGTCAGTCTCTCAGGAGAAGGAAAAAGAATACTGCCTGTGGGTCAAGCCCACGGAGCACGGGTGGGCGTGGTTGGAAGCGCAGACCGGGATACGTCGCATGGACGTGCTGATACCGATCCTGAACGGACGGTGTCGTGCCAGGGCTAGCGATGAAACCGGGAGTTTCACGGGCGAGCTGTCGAACAAATACCGCGGGGTAGGTGGTAGCGACGAAGTAAACTCGGAAATTGGCATCATGCAGGTACTGGGCTTCTACTCGAACCCGGACTACCTGACGCATGTGTTCAAACGCATCACCATCGAGGCAAACGAAGACATCAAGGCCCGGTCAGGCACGACATGGGATATTGACATCTTCTACACACCCAGCACCACACGCCCGGTGCTGAACAACGAAGGGGAGCTGTCCACGTTCCTCGACGATGTCATCGCGGGCGCTCGGTTGGGAGAGTGGGTAAAGGTAGAGCTCAACGTGGAGTCCTTCCAACTGCCAGGCATTGCCGACATCGTCCCCTTTGGGTACAGCGAATCGATTCCCTCTCGTACGCAAGACCCCTTGCTGCAAGAGCAGGTTCGCCACTACTGGGACGTCGTCACGGCTTTCTAGAAACCGCCTCTCTACTTCGGTAGAGAGGTTTTCTATTTTATTCACCAAGGAATCACTATGAAACTGTACTTAGCAACACTTGCGTTCATGCGAGGTGACGAGGACGCCGACCTACACGATTATCTGGTCGCTGCGGTAGACTACAAGGCCGCGCGCGAGATAGTCAAGGGGAATGTCCTTGGTTCTCCTCCCCACCTGTTCTTTGAGTTGGGGGAACTGCCGAGTGTCTGGCATCCGATGTGCGTCGTGTACTTTGGGGACAGTGTCCCCAAACCCGTATCTCACCCGCTGATACCCATTAGTTGGTTGGAGAAGTTCGCCACCAGTATCACACTGGGCAGAATGCAGCAACTGAACAAAGCCAAGCGTCGTCAGGTATACGAGTGGCTCTCTATCAACGCCTTCCGCTGCGGCACCGGGGCCCGGGCAGAGTCGGATCTTCGCAACGTGTTCTTCTTCGGTCACTATGAGCTGGAGATAAATGAGAGTGTGGGTTGGGAGCACGGTCTTGCCAAATTCTTGGCTGAGATAGACCCAGCAAACTAATAAAAAGTAGGAGCACCCCGAGGGGTGCTCCTTTCTTTTTTTTGCTATCGCGAGTTAACCCCGAGAATGTTCGCCAAGAAACGCGCGGGTGGTAAGTCAAAGATTTGGTTGACGCGCGCACCAACCGTGAACGCTGACTTCCAAGACTGCTTCCACTGCGCCAGACTCAAGTCGAAGTTCTTCACAAGGGGTGACGTCCGTTCGTTCAAGGACGCCGCACCCAGGACTGCCATGAACTCGGAAAACTTGTTGTCTGTGTCAAACACCGACGGATCGGTGACGATGGGCATGTGGAAGTTCCGCGACATGTCGTGAATCGTGACGTTGATGTCACACGACAAAGGTACGTTGTCACCCGGACGCCAGCCCAGTCCACCGACCCCGAAGTTCAGGCTCAGAGACGACACAATGCAGTTACGGCCCGAGAACCGTCCCCGCGAGTACGCTTCCAAGTAGAACGGGTGGGTGAAGGACTGCTTCCCAGTGGACAGCGGGGCCACCGCAGCCAACCAGAAAGCAACTGGCACGATGATGTCCTGGAAGATGTCCAGGTCATTCCCCGACCACGCACGACACGGAATAGTAAAGGAAAAGTCGTCGCCTGACATGCTCGAGCTGTCCCACACTTCCGGGAAGTCAATCACGGAGGCATTGTACAACGCCATCAACCCCGTGAGGTGAAGCGTGTCCAGAGCGCCGGTGAAGGCCGCACCTATCCCTTTGGTCAAGGCATCCAACGGGTCAAAGCCGGTTAAACCTCCTGACATGTTCACTTCCAACGAGCGGGCCTTGGCTGTTGCCGAGTTCACCATCGAGGAGATTTCAGGTTCCTTGGTGGTGTTGGAGAAGCTGTAGGACCGCCCATCGCGGGCATCCACTTTCCAACTTGCCCACTGAGCACCGTTCTTGATTTCAGACAACGCCTGTTCACTGATGCTGGTGGCAAAATCGCCTATGGCCTCGGTGGCCATGTCGGCATAATCCCCGAAGAGCTTAGACCATTCACCTTGCGGTTTAGTCTGGGCCGCATTGGGATCGCTCTGAGCGAGCTCTGCCTCCACCCTGGCGCGTTCGACGTCATCTGCGTTAGGTTCTGCCCCCGTACCCTCCCCGGCTGTCTCCAGCCCTTTGTAGGCGGCTTCCAGTTGACCACGGGCAGCATTCTGACGCTCTTCTAAGCTCTCATCAAATCCAGCGTAGTAACCTGCGGACTTGGCGTAGACCTTCTCCATCGTCCCCAGACCGACTTCGAACTTGGCGGCGGCCTCAAGGTGCGTCAAGCTATAAGTGGCCTCGCGATAGAACTGCTCCACTTGCGCAGCAGCATCGGCTGCGCTGATGTCCGGGGTGCTGGTGATCTTGTCCAGGGTCCTGGCTTGGTAGTTCGCCAAAGTCTGGTACCGGTTGATCATCTTGTAAACATCAAACTCCCCATTATCCTTCCAGATGGAAGGCAACGCGGAGTAGAGCTGTTCACGTTCAGCGTGGTATTCGTTCTCAGGGCTATCAGTATCTCCCTTGACTTGGAAGTACCCGAAGATACCCGTGGGGACCAAACGGCGATGAATCAACTGCGTGTTCAGGATATTCTGAACGGCGTGCAAGTAGAGGTGCATCGTCGGTTTGACGTAATAGTAGCGCGACGCCTGCTTGTCCAGCAAGCCTGCGATAACTCTGGGGATAATCAATATCGCAGCGAAGGCCACCGTACCGACCGCAGCCCAAACGGCTGCCGCGGTCACGTACGCCGAGACCGCCCGGATAACACCCGGATAATCACCGGTGCGCGCCATGTACGAAAGTTTGGGATCATACATGTTCGCAAAAAACGCCGCCATGCCAAGGTACCTCGGTTTCCCGAATCGGCAATGGAGATACGTGGAGTTTTGCTCGATGGTTTCGCTGTAGTAGAGACCTTGTCGATAAGACCCCTTCCCTTCCTGGGAATCAAGCCACGACAGCCCGTCAGAGCGTCGGGCATCATACGGCTGGGCAAACACCCCGGTGAGGGGAGGATCGGCCAGCAGAGAGAATTGGGGTGGGGCATTGATGGCTTGTGAGCCGCCCAAGGTGGTGTCTGCAAACGATGTCCGCGAGTTCGACCACCGGCGCAGGTTGCGGAAGTCTTGGTCCCGAGAGGATTCCCCTCCTCGTCCAAAGAGCGAACGCACCCACGCGGTGTCATTGAGTGTACGTGCTTCAGCCACAATTAGCTCCTGTTAAAAGTGAGGTGGGGGACTAGCCCCCACCGCTATAGCCCCGAGCCACGTTGAGGACGGGCTTGGGCTGGGTAAACGTCTGCGCGGGCGGACGTGGTGCCCCCGTTGCAGGAGCATTGTTGGCTGTGCCGGAGAACCCGCCACCGCTTGCAAGGATTTTGTTGAGGACGTCCAGGATTTTCGACAGCTTATCATCCTGGCTTTGCTCCACACCCAGCAAATCATCGAACCCAGCGCCTTTCGGTGCAATCGGGCCACGAGCCTGCGGGTCTGCCGCCGGATCCGGGATACGGCTCGTGACGACAGGGGTGTTCGGCATGGGTTGGTCAGCAGGGGCGGTAGTCGTCGGTGCACTCGAGTCGCTTCCCATGGGGATGTTACTCGGCGGTGCTGCCGGCGAGGTCGCGGTACCCGCTTCGTCGTTCGCTGCCACGGATGCATCGTTGGCCGCAGGGCCATTGGTCGGTGGTTTAGGCAACACCTCCATGTCCACAGGTTCTGACCCATTCAAGCCATCGAACAGCTTGGTGGAATCTGTCATTCCTGGTGTGTTAGAGAGCGCCGCCATGGAACCACCCATCCGCCGCTGGAGCTCGCCCATGACACCCGCGAGGGTACGCGGACGACCGCCTGCGAAGAACACCGACTTGTTGGCAGAGATTGCCCCGGATGATTTGAACTTCACCGAGGTGGAGAGGGCCTGTGGGTTTTGCCGGTAAGCTTTCATGAACCGTCCGGCATCACCAGCACCGAGGAAGTGATACAGGTACGCTACCCCTTGCGGGACTTTGCCACCGTAATCACGTTCTGCGGATTTGATGTTGTTGCGGATGAAGTTCGCACCGAGCAATGCGCTGGCGTACGGGTCGAAAGCCGTGGTGCCCGCAGGTACCCCGAACTTGTTCCCATACATCTGCATCTCCCCTTTCGTACCCTTGGACTTATTACCTGCCCACGTCCCATCCAAGAACTGGAAGAGACCCTTCGCAGAGGACAACAGTCGGCCAGACTTTGTACGAGGCTGAGCCTTGTAGTCGAACCGGGATTCGGCTTGACACATGGCCAACGCCACCCCCTCCGGGACACCGACAATCTTCGCGGCTTCCGCCACAAGCTTTTGGACTTGTTTCGGATCGTTGAGACTCTCGATGGGGTACTTCTGCGCCAGCGACCGGTAGTTACCGTCGCCACCCTCTCCCAAGGTGATGGTACTGATGCCCATGGTGTTGTTAACGTAATCCCGGAAACTCCCCCCTTGGGGATTTGCGTAATCCCCTGCTGGATCAGACCCTTCGAGGACAGACAGATGCTGCCGTACGCGAGTATCGCTGGAGACCTTGGAGTAGTCCTTGATACCGTTGTAGTCCTGGGTGTACTCTTTTGCCTTCCCGTCGCCACTGTTCCCCCATTTGAGCGACTTGTACTTGTTCAACTCATTGTCGCCCTTGCCTTCCTTGAGCATGTTCCGCACAGCCATATCGGCCTGCTTGGACAGCTGCTTCAAGGTTTCCATTTCCCGGTCAATCGACGATGGGTTGTCGTTGACAGCTTCCCCGAATGGGTTCAACTGCACCGCCCAAACAGATTGGCGGAAGTCGTTCCGATACGAGTAGGCACGGGAAATCAGCAGACCAACCTCGTAGAGGTAGCCGCCGGTGAAGGTCAAGTTGAGCGGGTTAGCCGCGGGCGCGTAACGCTTGACACCCATCACGTACGTCATGAAGACCGGCAAGAACCGACCCTCAAACCAGTAACGTGCGCGAGCTTTGCCGTTTTCAGTTTTGGTGCAGCCGGGCACCAGACCTTCCATCAGCTCCGCCCAATCCCCTTCGAATGTCGAGTTGTTGAGGTTCAGTTTCGGTAGAACCTTGGCTTCGAACGCCAACAGTTGGCGCACCTGCGCTTCCTGCAACGTTTTCAGACCATAGCTCTTCATTCGGATGGCTTGCAGGGCATCCAGGTCCTTGGTCGCTGGGACGGCGTCCACCTCCACCTGTACGGTGATGGCATCCATCGCCCGGGTATCCCCGTTCGGGTCTTCGTTGGCAAATGTCTCCTTGTCGATTGCCGCAAGCGACGCCATGGACTCCGCTACACCAGTCGCCACCTGAGTGTCGTCGGTCTTGGAGTGCGTGCGGAAGTAGCTGCTGTTCTTGCTACGTCCTTTGATGTCTTTCCGGTCTTTGATTTCCTTCTCGACTTCTTCTTGCACTTCCATGACTTCGTCAGCAGGCAATAGGTCCGGCGCGGTGAAGGTCACGGTGTCCCACAATTTCGAGAACAGTCCCTGGTCCGCTTTACGGGGGTCCTGCACCGCTTGAAGCACCTTCGCATCCTTCGTGAGCTTGACTTTGCTGAGGATAGACAGCATGTCCTCTCTGGTGACCTTGTCGGCCCTCCCCAACTCGCCCAACGCGACGTTACCGCCATTCTGGCGCACTGCAGAGTACCAACGCAGGTAGACAGGGATGAAGCGCTGGAGCATGAACGCATGAAACGCCATGGCCTCAGTTTGGTTCTCTTTGTCAATCCCAAAGCCAGCCGTGAGCTGATCAACTTGGGCTGCCGAGAGACCCCGCATCACCGCATTATCTTTCTCGTCGAAGGTGACGAACTTCTTAAGGTTGTCTTCCAAGTACATCGCCTTGGCGCCGTCGTCCGAAGACCACTCATCGTAATCCCGGAAACCGTACTGCGCCAATCGAAGCTTGTCCAAGAACTTCGCTTCTCGGTACTGCGACATCTTGTACCCGATGTAGGTCAGACCGGCGACCGCAGCAACACCCAAAACGACGGGCCAACCGACCGCGGCGGCGGCAGCACCAGCAACACTCATCGCGGTGCCAGCAATACCACCCAATAGCCCGGCGCCTGCGCGCAGCAACATCCCACCTGGTTTCAGGATACCCCACTTCGCGGCAAAGCCCAGGATACTCTTGATGGGCCCAGCAATCCCACCAATGATTTTCCCAACGATACCCAGTGAATCCAACAGCCCACCGAATATGGAAGAGGACTTAGCGCCCTTACCCGGTACTCCCGGTGCGGCACCTTCTTCTCCACCCTCCTTCTTATCATTACGGCGCCAGAACGTGAAGAACTCCTTGCGTTCCGATGTGTCGTTCTTCATCGGGTTACGTTTGGCCCACTTGCTGTACAGCGTACGCAGGAACCCGTCGCTCGCCCCCGCTTCTGTCACAGAGCTTCGCATGGTGTTGAACCAGCTCATCTCTTGCAAGTCAACGAGCTTGCCAAGCTTCTCCGACATCGTGCCCCAGACCGACTTCGCCTTGTTTTTGACGGTGCCGGCGGCGTCCACGATAGTGTCCTCAGCCGCAGTCATGATCTTCGCTTTGGAGAGTTTACCACGACGGTTGATACGAGAACGGTAGAAATCGGCTACATCATCATCCCGTCCGTACAGCGCCTTGAGGGCTGTGTAACGATCACCGACGTCATGACGAGACTCGCGGAACGGACTCGCGATCTCTTCGGCCATCTCGCTGGCGTTGCGACCAATGGTCTCGCCTTTGCGACGTGTCCACCCCCATCCGGTTCTGAACTTCTCAGCAGCGGTGTTGTACCAGCCTCTCCCGCGCGCTGTGGCGCGACCCCAACGGTCGGTCCACTTCTTCTTGGCTGCCGCCTTAAGACGCCGCAGACGGCGTTGGGTGGCCGCTGACGCGGTTCGCTGACCATCCTTAAGGAATTCCGCAGTCCACGCTTCGTCTTCCGGCTCACCTTGCATGCGAGCGTTCAACAGCTTGTAGATGCGAATAAGGATGTTGTCAGTAGACCTGGACTTCCCACTCCCGTTGTTACTGAACCAGTTGTTGAACAAACCATTACCTGGCTTCCGGTCTTTGTTCCACCACCGCGTGAGCGGGTTGTCCTTGGCGTACCCGGCAATCTTCTCAAAGGCCGTATGACCCAGACGCATGGCACGGCCTGGCAATGACAGGCCAAAGCCTATCACTTTCCCAAGGCGTGCACGAACCCGACCCATCGGCGTTCCTATCGGGCGACCCCACCCGTCCACAAGTTCAAACTTGGGATTGGTGATTTCCTCGAGACCAATGATCTCGCGCCCTTCGGCATCCGTCACAACATCGACGATGTCCTTTGGATCGTAGATGGCCTTGCCCTTGACGAAGTAGCTCCCTGCCTTCAGCAGCCGCCCTTTGAGGCGCGGTGTAGTTTCGCCCTTGATGTAAATGTCAGGGAACGACGTCGCCCAGTTTTTGATGGTCGAAAGGGCATTGCTGCCTTTCTCGCCCAACCACTGACGGGCTGTGTTAGCGCTTCCGAACGCTGAGTTAATGGTGTCCCCCGCTTTCCCGCCAATGGCTTGCCACAGCGAGTGCCAACGACCTCCCTTGTAGTACGACAGGGCGCCGTGGGCCTTCAGCTCCTCAGGGGAAACAACCACACGACCGGCAGCATCAACGATGTTTGCCTTGTAGTTGATGTCCTCGAGCTTGGTCAGCGGAACAAGCTTCACTCCCTTGTATTGGAAGTATTCCCCGTTCTTAAGTTTGTTCGCAGACAAGACAACCTTTCCGTCGGCTCCGTAAATATCGCGGAAACCGATGGTCGATTTGACGAAGGTGCTGGCGCCACTCCACAGTCCGCTGATACCCGTACCGAGACGACTAAACATCCCCGGACCAGGCCCATCAAACTTCTTGCCAATCCAACCAAACAAGTCCTTGCGACCCTTGTTGAGTCGTTTGAAACCTTTCCCGAGGAGCCCCACACCGCCTTCGACGGTGTTACCCATCAGCTGCCACCACTGACCGAGCATGCTCGTGGCTGTGATACCACGGCGCTTACGCTTGGCCTTCTTACCGTTGGGGTTTGGTGGCCCTACCAGTTCCTCATCGCCGCTAGACGCAAAGCGCAGCCCATTCTCGTCGATGGACTTGACGTGGGTGAGGATTTGCTGGAGTACGTCGTTGTGGTTATTGGCGCGGACAGCTTCTTCCAAGCTGCGGGAACTGGTGCCTGCACCAAACTCGTTCTTACGCAGCGGTTGGAGCAATTCAGTGAAGTCAGTCCGTTGTCCACCGAAGAGCACCTGCCGAAGTTCGTCACGAGACATCCCCCCAGATTTCACCGGGCGACCGCGCGGGTGGAGGAGCTTACCGAAGAACCCTTCCTGCGGCGGTACGGCCGGTGTGTCGGAAACAAACGACTCGGTCTGGGTGCCGTCTTGGTTATAACGTCGCTTCAGCCACTTCGCCGAGGCAGACCCGTTCGCGAGCTTGCGGGCAATCTCTTGCTGACGCGTACGGGCGCGGCCGGTGCGGGACTTGCCCACGTCGATGGAGTTGAACAGCGTGTACGGGTCAACCAAATCCCGGTCTACGCCGAATCTGTCATCGTCTTCGCTGTAATGGAAGAGGCCAGCATCGCGCAGCAATTTCTCGCCGTGAATGTACGCCGCATCGTCCACCAAGTCCTGACGCGGACGTATGATTGCCTGGATGTCAGCAATCCGACGGGTCATCTCATTGCTGAGACGGTAGCTCCCGCCGTTCTCCGAGTTGGAATGCTCGCGCAACATCGCGGCCACTTTCTCAGAGCCTTTATGACCCAGTGCCTGCTGCAGCACATACGGATCTTTGAGGAGCTGCTCTACGTTGAACTCGCGACCCAACGACGCCCGTTGCTCGATGAAGCTACCAAGCCGTGTACGCTCCTCGGAGGTCAGTGCTTTCTTTTTGTCCAGGAAGTCCACGGTCTCGTTGACGGTGTTTTGCATCCGCAACCGCTGCTGGTCGCCAGCCACCGCACCCCGGATTCGATTGGCGAGTTTCTTGCTCTCCACGAACCCCCGGGTGGTGACGTCGTAGACCTCATCCACATCCCGCCCTGCCAAGGACATAATCGACCGGTTCAGTCGACTGAACCACGCCGGGATGGTTTCGTTGATGGTCAACCACGTCCGTTGGTCGAATTTACTGGCCCGGGATAACGAATTCCGATCCCGGGTTTCCAGGGAGACGCTTTCCCGGTTATACGGGTCCACAATCCCCAACATGCGCAGTGTGTTGAACAGGCTCGCCAACCCACCTTCACGCTCACCCGCCAACGATGAGTTGGAAATGCTCGAAAGGTTGTTGAGGTTGTACGCGGTTTTGTGCAAGAACGACATGGCCTGCGGTTTGTCGGCCAGGTAATCTTTCGTGCGCTTCTGGAGCTTCGCGATGTGGGGCTGCAAGTATTTCCGGGACAGCCAACCACTACCAAGTTCAATCCCCTTGTCACGCAGGTTGGACTTCTGACGGTCAGGGGACAGGCCGGACTGGTCGTCGAGGTCGTAGTCATCCTCGATGCTCGACTCCATGACCGAACCCATCAGTGAACGGAATTCGTTACCAACTTGGCCAATCTTCTTGACACTGCGCTCTTTGAGGTTGTCAAGGAACCGGTCAGCGTACTGACCCGGGTTAACCCAGGACATGACTTTACGTTTGAACTGGGCGCTGTGAATCTCACCCAACGACTCCTTCGCGTAGTCCGGCAGAGCCGTGTTCTTCACGATGGCTTCGATGCCCGGGATAGATCGGTCCAGCGAAGTTTGCTGAATTTTGATCAAATCCTGAATGGCAAAGAGCTGGCGGTACTGCAGTTCCAGTCCCCGGCGTTGTGCCTGAAGCATGGGACCCGTGGCCAGATCTGTGTGCGTGCGAATGTCGCGCGCCATGCCATCGGTCGTGCGCAGGAGCTGATCCATGCGCATCGAATCGATTGCGTCTCTGATCTTACCTTCGGCAGCTTGCTCGGCGGCCTCTTTCTGTTTCTTGCGACGTTCTTGAACGGCTTCATGGCCGTCAGCCTCGGGCTGCGGTTGATCACGACGGTTGAATACCTCGTCGTTCATCCGGTCAATTGCGGCCTGTACCGGGTCGTAATTGTTGTACCCACCATCATCGTTTCGCGACCAGTTGCTGATGCGCTTGGTGACGGAGTCGGGCAAATATTTGCGAAGTGTGGGGAGAAGTTGACGCGTTTGCGTCTTCAAAAGCTTCTCAGTCTTGACGACCTCGTCTTTCGTATGAGACAAGAGCGTGCTGACCACGTCGGCGGTCTGTGTGTAACCCTGGTGAGCTGAAGAAGCAACGTCCGGCATCCCGTCGAGGATGACCTTGGCACGCTTCCCTCTGCCCCACACTGCATTGAGGGCACCCTTGCGGGCCACCCTGGCACTTTCTAGGATCGGGTTGCGAGATTTGTCTTTCGAGATGGGCGGTTCGTCGAACTCATCCAACCCCATACTGTCCAGATCTAGATCGAGATCGTCTTTTTTGCTCATGGTGATAACCCCATTGGAGAGTTCGAAGTGAAAAGAAAATTAAACTGGATAGACTTCTATCTGCTCAACGTCAATAAGACGTTGGTCAAAGACATGCGGGAAATCACTGTCACCGATTCGTTTTACGGCATGACCAAAAACTTCCACCCGCAGGGTTTGTATTCCACTGACATCTTCGGTTTGGTCGGAAGGGAAGAACGTGATTCGACCTTCGCGTACATCGACATCAAACTCGAGATCATCTCCCCCACTCTGTGCCTGGGACTGTTCTCACTCAAGCAGCTCTACGAGGAAATTTGTTCTGGTCGCCGCTACGCAATCTGGGACGACAAATTAAAAGATTTCACGCCTGCCTCGCCCAGCGACGCCGGAGCAGGGACAGGCTACAGTTTCTTCCTCAAACGATACAACGATATTCAACCCGGTCGCAACACGTCGCTACGACGCGATGACACTGTGGATTTCTTTGAGAAGTTCCGTGCGGTCGGGTTATCACGGTACGTCTTGGTCATGCCCGCTGGGCTGCGGGACATGCAATTCAAGGACGATGGGCGTGAGCAGGAAGATGAAATCAACCCACTCTACCGTCGTCTGATGTCTTTGGCGCGGGCCGTGCCAGACCGTAACGCAACCCCGGAGCTTACCGACCAAGTCCGGTGGAAGCTCCAGCAAGCGTTCAACGACATTTGGACCCACGTCTTCACGTTGCTGGATGGGAAGGGTGGCTTTGCCCGTCGTAAGGTGACCTCGCGGAAACTCCAGGACGGCACGCGTAACGTCCTGTCGAGCTTCTCCACTGGCTCCAAGGTCATGGGTGACCCAGCACAGATTCGCCCCACTGATACCCGTATCGGTATCTTGCAGGGGCTCAAGGCACTGTTGCCCGTGGCTCAATACCACATTCGCGAGCGTTACCTCAGTCAAATCCGCGCAGGTGACAGTCACCTCTACGGGATTAACATCAAAACCCTGCAACGGGAGATGGTGGAAGTCCCCGGGAAAATCTACGATCTGTTCACCACGGATGACGGGATAGAAACCCTTATCAACCGGTTCCGCGATCGTGAGAAACGGCACAAGCCTATCCACATCGACGCCAAACATTACGTGGCGCTGCTCTACCAGGACGAACACACCTTCAAGGTGTTCTTCGACATCCGTGACTTGCCGGCTGGCCGTTCCAAAGACAACGTCACCCCCATTTCACTGGCCGAGCTGTTGTACCTTTCCGGGTACGACGTTTGGGACGATTACTTCATGCGCGTGACTCGTTTCCCTGTTGCAGGGCGAGGGTCTAACTATAGCTCGACCATAAGATTGGAGACCACCACCCAATCGTCGCCGAAGTATGAGTTAACAGACGGGTGGGAAACTGGGACCGGGAAACCGGCAAAGTGTTTCCCGCGCCGCGACTGTGAAGAGTTTGTGGAGTCCATGGCGGTCCACCCATCACGCCTGGTTGGCTTGGGGGGTGACCACGACGGCGACACCGGTTCAGGTAACGCGCTGTTTTCCGAGGAGGCTCGTGAAGAGAACAGAAAATGGCTTAACTCCCGCGCGTATTGGTTTGATACCAATGGCCGATTCAAGATGTCTCCCACGAACGCTGTCATCTCCAGTGCCCTTCGCAGTTTATTGCGAGGACCTAAAGCGAAGTAAGGAATTACCATGCTGTTAATTCGTCAATTCAACCAAATGTTCGCCGTGCGTAAAGCCGCGGAGTTTGGGTCCCCGCGGATCATCCCGCTGGAGCGACTCCAAATTCCACGGGGCGCGGTGTTTCACACCCTCGATGAAACCGGCACTGTGTTGGCGCCGCCGACCACGCTGCCGTTCTTCGCCGAGCTAGAACGTCCGGCGATGGTGCGTCACCATTTCAAGCTGTCCGACAAACGCAATCGCGGGAACTTCCGGGTGATCCCGGTGATGGGTCAAGAACGTCAGATTCTGAGCTACCACCGTGATAACCGTCGCTTCCGCCGTGCCAGTGAAGAGAAATTCGTACGGGAAGCTGACCAGCGCGTTCTCATCATTGAGAACTACACCCCGCTTTTGCCGCACTATCGTTACCCGGAGGAGCTGTTCTCCCCCTACAACCGGGTGTACAACTACGCAGCGACCATCATCGAACAGATGAAAGCCGATGCTGCGAATTACGAACGTCAGAACTACTACTTCCTGCAAATCCCAGACAGCCTGCCAGCCTGGAACCGGTTCTTGGTCACTTACAACGATCGAACCATCCAGAAGGTGGGGCCGTTCACTTCATTGTCACTGATGTTCATGCTGGAGCTGTTTGGTTGGTTCCGTGGGGACAGTGATTCGGGGATGTTCAACGACGCCGACCAAACCCAGCTCGATCGCTTGAACATTGTGCTGGTGCACGGCGCCGGTTTCTCGAGCATCAACCTTGGCCTGATGAACCGCCTGCGTAAGTCCCACGGGGGTCGTTTGACTGACGACCAGATGTCTCGTAAGTTCTACGCCAGCGTCGTGGCAGTGATGACCCAAGCCCCCACCGATGAGTACGATGCTGAATTCGTTCTCGGCGTAGATGAGAATGGGGAAACGGTCGAGACCGCGCAGGTGGAAGTGGATGTCACCGAAGTGGTAGATGACGAAGACGACAGCGAGATCGACGAGCTGACTGGTACCCATGCCAAGCAGGACGACACCCCGTATTTCGACGAAGACAAAGACCTCGTCGTGGGCAAGGCTGCCGAAGAAGGCAAGGGCGACACCAAACCGACGACCATCGTGGTGGAGAAAACCATCAGTCACGATGCCATCGTGCGTCAAGAGATTGAGAAGCTTGCGCAAGCCGGTCGTCTGAGTGTGGCGGCATACCGCAAGCTCAACGAGGGTGCCGATAATCTCAAGAACATGAAGAACCCGTACGATGAGAGCGAGTCGTACATCGACGGGCTGACGGTTCCTGATGAGCTGGTGAAAGTCGAAGCTGAGACGGTGCTGGATTCTCCACAGATGCTGGATAAGCAGTGGACGCTGAACACCACTGACGTTATGCGGCGCACCTACAACCAGAAAATCCTGAGAAAGGATGTGCTGGGGGCCGTGGCGTCGAGCATGCGTCTGGGACTGGTACTGCATGACCACAAAGTAGATGAAATTTCTACTGTGGGTGGGGCGTATGAGCAGCACGTGCTGCGTGTGCAACCGGTGGGTGCCCAAGAGCCGGCAACGGTGGTTTTCCGTATTCCGAAGCTTACCGAGGATGGTACGTGGGTTGCCAACGGGACCGAATACGGCATGCGCACTCAGCGAGTTGACCTGCCGATTCGAAAGGTCAAACACGACACCGTGGCACTGACCACCGGGTACGGTAAAAACTTTGTCACCCGTTCCAGCGCCAAGGTTGCTGACTACAGCAGTTGGCTGGGCGAAGGGCTGGTGCGGATAGCCATTGACAAATCCAACCGGCTCATCGATGGGGCGATGTTGTCGAACGTCTGGAATCCCGAACTCGAGTTGCCGATGGACTACACCTCCGTGGCACGCCGTCTGGCAAGCTTTAATGGTTTGGGGTATTGCTGGTCGTTTGACTACAGCAAAATCAACGCAACGTTCAGTGCAGTCCAGGTCAAGGAGGCCGAGAAAGAGAAGTACGTGCTCGCCGCCAACTCCAAGGCCGGGTACATCGCCATGGACAACGAGAACCAACTCCACCGGGTGACCGCGAAAGGTAAGGAGGCTCTCGGGACACTGGCGGACGTGTTCGAGCTGCCGGGTCGGGACAAAGCCCCGAAGCCATTCACGCAGTTGAGCATCATGGGCAAGGACCTGACCCTGGGCTTCATCTTCTGCTACTATTACGGTCTGGCGGGGATGTTGACCTACTTCAAAATCGCGTTCGACCTGCTTCCTGCGGGCAAGCGCGTGGAGCGGTCCGACTTTGACATGGTCATCCGGTTGGCAGATGCCAAGTATGTCATCGTGTGCGAAAACCTCAAGCAGAAGCTATTGGTGCACGGTCTGAACAAGTACCTCAAGGCAATGGTGGCGTTCACCGAGTCGGAAATGAACCGGCCAGATGTCTACCTGAACCTCATCATGGATGTTGATGGTCTCACGGCACGGTACCTGCAGGAACTCACACGAATGCGACGGGGGTTTGTGGATGATTTGCATGCACGGGTGCTCCGCCGTTATGGCGAGCCGGAAACGTTCGAGGGGCTGCTCGAGCGGGCGACGGAGATGCTGGTTAACGACAAAACCAAACCGGAAATCTGTCGAGAAGAAATGATGTTCTTGGGTAACCAGCGCATCGCGGGGCATGTCTACACCGGCTTGGTGAGAGCCATGCGAAACTACGAGTCCCAGCCGGCCAGTAGTCGTCGCTTCGAGTTGACCGACTCGATGATCTGGGGGGAAATCACCTCTGACCCATCGGTGCTGATTACCCCGGGGGCAAACCCCATTCAAGCGATTACTGAAAAAGACATCACCACCATGGGAGGTACTGGGGGGCGCAGTCCACGGACCATGGTCTACCACACCCGTAAGTTCCAAAAGGACGATTTAGGTGTGGTGTCTGGAGATACCGTGGATAATGGGGACGTCGGTATCATCGCGATGCTGACGGCTAACCCGGAGTTCGCGACCGTGGATGGGGTAACCACCGAACCAAACTACGACAGTTTCCGGGCAGCGAATATGCTGTCGTTCGTGAACGGTCTGGCGCCGGACGTGCTGCTCGACGACGGTAAACGCCGCAACTTTATTCGTATCCAGATGTGTTCCGGCACGACCTTTAACGAGGCCATTGCCACACCATATCGGACGGGTCAAGAGCTGCAGGTGGCGCACAGGGGTTCCGTCAAGTACGCAGGGATTATCCAGAAAGCCGGCAAGGTCACCGCGAGGACGCAAGACCACGTGGAAGTGACCATGGAGGGGGGTGAGGTAAAATCGTTCCCCCTGGCGACATGGTACGGCCAACACGAGGGGGTCACGTACCCGCACCGGATGGAGTGTAACTTCCGGGTGGGTGACAAGCTTCCAGCAAAAACCGTGGTGACCTATGACCGCGACCACTTTGAACCAGACCTGTACAACAAGTTCCAAGTCAACTGGAAGAACGGGACATTGGCTCGGGTGTTCTTGCTGGTGGCCGAGGAAGTTCACGAGGACTCGAACGCCATCTCTCACGAGTTTGGTCATCGGGTAACCGCTCGCACGACCAAAACCAAGAACGTGATCCTACATGCCAATCACAACTTGGCCCAGATGTTGAGTGCGGGGGACGAGGTCGACGTCGAAACTATTCTATGCACATTCAGTGACGATTTGGCCGGTTCGTCCGAACAGCTCTCCGCCGAAGCCGCGGCCACGCTCGCGTCCCTCAGTCAATACACCCCGCGCGCGGGGGTGCATGGGGTACTCGAGAATATCGAGGTTATCTACAACGGCGACATCGAAGACATGTCTCCGACGATAGCGGCACTGGTTCGTAAGTACGACACCGAGCGGCGTCGGAAAGCGCGACTGCTCAACGACAAAAACGCCCCGAGGGATGGTCAGGTAGAAGATGATTTCCGTGTGGATGGTATCCCCTTGGGGTATAACCAGATACTGGTGCGCTTCTTCATTACCTACGAACACACCTTGGGCCCGGCGGACAAGTTGGTGATTGCTAACCAGCTGAAGACGACCATTCAAGAAACCATGGTTGGGAAAAATGCCACTGAAGACGGACGGCCCGGAGACATCAAGTTCGGGCGGGAGTCGGTGGATGCCCGTATCGTGGGAAGCATCTCGGCCATTGGTACTGCAACCGAAGTCTCCCTCCGCGGTGGAGAAATCGTAGCGGCTATCTTGGACGGCGATGAGGCGTTTTATCAGCGGTATTGGGATACCATCTTCAAGACCAAATCTTTCCCTGACGTTTTGCCTTAAGCACCTGCGGGTGGGTCGCTCCCACCCGTTCACTACCAGGAGTTAACTCATGAGCTCTTTACTTGATCAACTGCGTGCCCGTCACGGGATGGCACCCGCCATTGGCGCAGACACCATGTCCGCCAACGGGCGAGACTTGTCCCAACGGATGAACTACGCGACTTGCGGGAACATCGTGGAACTGACCACCGAGGTCATCCACAAGTTGGTGCGTAAGAACATCGGGATGTCCGACGCCATGGGCGAAGAACGTCTTCTCAAGCGCGACATCGCGGCACTGGTAGGCAGTCGCCTGACCAAGCGCGTCGAAGCGGCTAACCGGAACCGGGGGTAAGTCATGATCAACCAATTCTCTTTGGATGCGAGCACCAACGTCATGCGCGTCTTGGCGAGCACCAACGGTCGACTGAACCCGGTCAAGGGCTCGGCTATCGGGGTGCTGAACGAGGCCGTTAATCCACGGCTGTTGCTGGACACCTCCATTAGCGACGAAGCTTTTTTCGAAGGCTTCCAAGCATCCACTGCGGCCCCACGACCTGCAGCCGAAGGGGCGGGTTACCTGAACCAGGGTGAAGGTGCTGTGGGCATCCTCAGCATTGACGACCACGAGGGGACGCTGCACGACCTGGCTCAGACTTTGGTCGGTACCGGCGAAGCCCTGTTGTCGTTCAGCCGTAATACCATGCAGGGCATGGTCACGCGCATCCTGAAGAACTTCAATCCGGTAGCCGAAGCTGCCGCGGTGGAAAGCTGGTCCATCCAACCGCTGCAAGCTGACCCGCTGCTGCTCGACCCGCTGGTTGCCACGCTGCTCGACGCTCTGCCGGACCACACCCGTATCCCTCAGGTTATCGAAGCCGTGAGTGAGATGGTGGTACCAGCCGGCCTGGAGTGCCCCGCGACTGGTAGCGCCAGTTTCGATGACTTGGTCAACCGTCTGCTGAGTGAACTCGGCATGACCCCGACCCAGGTCATGGAGACGATTCGTCAAGGCGACAGTGCCTCCCCGCTGGCCACCAAGGCTTTCGAGAACGTGAAACTGCGCGCATTGCAACTGCTGCTGCTGGCGTACTATCATGAGCGCCCGTGGAGTGACTCTGGGATGGACATGGTTCGTTGGGAGTACCGTACTCGCGATGCCATGCACCAAGTCATCGCCTGGATCAAGCGTTACATCACCGCCATGGTGACCGATGCAGACACCGGCCTGCTGATCCGGTCTTACGACCCGGACAAGCGCGAAGTGTACATCCTCGACGCGGTACTGAACGAGTACCTCAATCGCGGTGGTGCAGCCGAAGCCATCTACGGCCTCATCTATCTGCGTGAAGACGGCAACAGCCGTATCATCGGTACCGTGGACTCCGTATTGGAGCACCAGGCGGAACTGCTGTCTGCCTGGGACCGCCACGGCGTCATCCGTCGTCAGGAGAATCGTGACGACTGGCGTACCATCAACAGTCGGGCTCTGAAAGATGCTGCGCAAACCGCAATCTTCAGTGAAGAGACCACCGATGGAGACCTGGCCCTCGGGGAAGGTCGTACTCGTAACAGCGTAGCCAAAGCCTGTTACGAAACCATCGACATCTACTTCCGAGCAGCTGGCGAAGGTGCGGACTTGACTGAGTTCGTGATTCGCCTGGTCGGGGACCTGACTCAGGAAGACAACGGCGCTGCGCTGCTGACTTATATCCACCGCGCTGTTGCGGCTGAGACCAATCCCGAACAAGCTGCCACCGACTGGATGGTGGACTTCATGCTCAACGGCCTGCTCAACGAAGTGGACGTCGAGTTCAAATCTGCTTAAAAGAGGTGTGCCGATGCACGCGATGGAATCTGCAGTACGTAATCCAACGAAAATCCACGCTGATTTAGTGGTGGTGAACGGTGGTAAAGCCATCATGACCAAAGGGGGTTGCTACATCTACATCCCGGTGGGGTTCATCAGTAAAGAACTGGCGTTCATCGGTAACACCATTGAAATCATCGGCCTGTACGCAATCAGTACGGATCGGAAAACCTTCGGGGTCTCTCAAGCCACTGCGCTGATGGAGATCACCCCCACCTCGTACGAGGAGGTACTGATCCAAGATGAGCCGTACTACGAGTTTCGTTTCGAGCCTGGGACGGTCGTGATACCCAACCGCGACCTGCCTATTCTCTCCGCGCACGTATTTAACGTCACGTCGTACTTTTATGACTACGGGCGCCGTCCGTTCTGGGTATTGGCTGAGGATGATGCGGAAGTGTTATCCGGGGTACGTCGTTGGAATGGCATCACTGTATTTGATGACCAAACCACGGCGGACATCTTCGTGGCCCACACCCAGCGTGACCCGAAAGACGTGCACAAGTTTTATCGTCACTCACTGCGCACAGCGGCAGACTTGAACAAGCCCCCGCTGTACGTGCCGATGCGTGACGGTCCACTGAACAAAACGTCTCGCTTGGCAAAGATAGCCGATGTGGAATTGAAACGTGGTATTCGTAGCGCGCTTAACGTCGAACCTGTTCGGCCTGAGCCGCTCGAAGATCTCTACATGCGCTAACGAGGCACAAACATGGCTGAAATGTCACTGCGTTTCAACTGCGAAACGCTGGCAGGCGTCAACTGCGCTGCCACAGCAGAATATCAACGAGATGAGCACGGCTACTACCGCGTGCTGCTCGGGGCACTGAACGTTTACAACGGCGACGGTATCTACTACGTCTACAACGAGTCCAAGCACGTCTTCGAACGTTCCAACGTATTCATGCGCAAAGCCGCCTCGGGGAAACTCTGGGGTGAGCGGGACCACCCGCCGTATGAACCGGGCATGTCCGAGCTCGACTGGGTTGACCGTAACGAGTGGATTGAGATCTCCAACAACGCTTTCCACATTCGGGAAGTCGAGGTAATTGTCACGGATGAAATCTGTGATGGTGAGCCAGTGGTGGAGATTTGGGGTTGGATTAACCCCGACGGTTGTGAGCACGGGGCGAAGCTCAAGGCTGCCCTCGACAATCCGAACGTCAACGTCTGCTTCTCCCTGCGCGCCATCGTACGCGAGGGCGTTATCAAGGGACGTAAGTGCCGCCGTATCGACAAGCTCGTGACCTTTGACTGGGTCATCGAAGATGGTCTGCAAATCTGCAATAAATACTCGGCAATGACCCGTGGTTCCAAAGTGGCCCGTGAGTCTACCCGTACCCTGATGAACCGCGCCATTAACTTGGACGCGCTACGTCAGGCGGCGAGCAATCCCGCCGCTCTCCGGTCAGTCGCTCGTGAATCGAGTCGGCCTCTGGTGAAGGCGTACGCCAAAGAGTACCTCGGCTTTGTCGGGGATGTCAAATCGCTCGGGCTGACTGGTCTGGGCACGAAGCAGTGGTGAGCCTATGGCAGAACCGAGTGCAGGACTGACTGCGTGGCTGCAACGCCAGATGCCCACAGTCCAAAAGAAAGTCAAGGCAGTACATTTAGACAAAAGCGAATCCGTGTTGCACGTGGGGCCGGGGCTTATACGTAGCTTCTACCCGCGCGTGCCGACCACGGTAATGCCGGGCGAGGATACCACGGTCGGACGGGTTTGCTGTTCTCTGACGCTCTCCCAGGCGCTCTGGGGTGGTCGCCACCACTTCCCTGCGCCGAAGTTATACCTGTATAGCTTCGAAGAGCGGGATGTGTTGGTGCCTTCCGTGGCGCTCACTCAGGAAGGGAAACGGGGTAACGAGGTGTGGATTGTGCCGCACCGGATGGAGAACTGGGACATCAAACCGCTGAGGGTGGGAGAAGTTCGTCTTCTCAACAAGTCGCACGATGTGGAAGGAACGGACCGTGGGGTGATGTCCTACGTGGTATTCATTACCGACCAGCCGGTTCCGTTCGACAAATCCACGATGTTGGAAGTCGGGAAGTGTTACGAGTTCCAGGTCAACTCCACTGCCAAGTGGAAACCCATTAATGGGGGCGATGACGTGGAATACAATCGTGACTCGGCCGTCAAATTTATCGGCGAAATCGATAAGGACTTCTGGGATCGCGCGGCGTTTGAATACACTGTGACTGTCAAGTAATGCTACTGGTTCGTGGTCCGCAAACCCACCATTGTAGCAGGAGACAGTTATGCGCACTTGTAATGTTGCCATACCCCCCTCTTTACAATCATTGACTGCGGAGGAGTTGGAACACCTCTTCGTGTTTGCTGTAAAGGGCCGGGCGGGGAATGATGTGCTGGCGAAGGTGTTGGCCAATCGTTTTGGAACGAAGCGAAAGGTCAACATCCACGCTGCACGTATCGACAAGGATGACCTCATCCAATTTTATCACCATGTGGCTAGCACACGTGGGGAAATCGACTATTCGCAGATGCATTACGTGCTGGCGGAGGCGGGTCGAGATTACCTGACTGTGCGCCAATAACCTGCGAGGCTTTTGATGGTTTGTTTTGATTCAGATGGGTTGTTTGCTGATTGGCAGAGTTACATCCTGACACACCATCTTCCCGAGTACGAGCATATCGACGCCTTGAATGCCGTACCCGCGGAAGAGCGCAGTTCCCTGTTCCAAGAGATCTATCGCAACGACCCGGAACTCTTTTACCACCTGACGCCTATCCTGGAAGCCAAGCGACTCATTGACACGGTCGTTGAGCTCGGCATTCCTTGGATGATACTGACAGGGGGTACAATGGACCACCCTGACTACGACCAGCTCCGGCGGTCGAAGGAGCGGTTCTTCATGCGTCACTTCGGTATCCCGCGGCACCGCATCGTGGTAACACAAGACTCGTATGACAAACAACGTTACGCCGTTCGGGGTTCGTTGCTCATTGACGACTTCGGTCGGAACTGCCGCGAGTGGGCGGCAGCGGGTGGCATGGCGGTATTGTGTAAAAGCAACGCGCCTGACATCGACGCCATTATCAAGATTATCAAGTCCTGCCATGAACAAGCTTTTGACATCTCCCCGGACAGTGTGTCCGTGTAACCCTAGCGCCCCGGTCGGGGCGCTAGGTGGAGGTATGTTGCATTGTAAAAAAATACATGTAGATGTTATAATGTGCATCGACCCATTGATGTTTCACCATAACCCTTAGGAGTAATTCCATGACCCGTAAACTCAAGCCGATTCCTGAACTGGAAAAGCTACTGCTCAAGGATGTCAATAAGTTTTATCTGTTAACCGATAAGGCACATGGCATCGAGCATATTCGCGCAGTGATGACAGGTGTTAGCATCATCTGCTTTAAGCTGAGGCGGATGGATTATCTTCGGCCTGCACTGGTCGCCGCCGCGTACCACGACATCTTCTCTACGAAGGTGTTGCGCGAAGTACATCACATCCACAGCTTCAGCTATGTGCTTGACCATTGTGTCAGGTTAATGAAACGCTATCAACTCACGGATGAGGAGTTGACCAATGCTGCCTATGCCTGTCTGGAACATCGCAGTTCCTGGACAGGAGGGTACAACTCCATCATCTCGGAAATCGTAGCCGCGGCTGACCGCGGGATACCGAGACTGGATGAGTTGGAAGGAATGGTACGCCGTTCCTATCTGTACGCCCGCAGTCACGGTAAAACCGTGAAGGGGGCCAAGATTCACGCCGTTTCTCACATTGCTGAGAAATTCGGTCAGAATAAATCAGGTGCCGTGCCTGAGTGGTACCACACCTTATTTGAAGAGGGGTTGCAACGCCGCCAAGCGGAGTTGGAAGCCTTAGATGAAACCTTCTTTACCGACGCCATGGTGGCTGCTTGGGAAGAAGAACTACAACATGATGAGGAATGATTCAATGTCCAAAGTAATGAGCGTTAACGAGTTACTGGAACTGCTGAAACCGGCTGTGGAAATCACCGACGTTGGCGCCCTGTCCGAAAAGTCCGCGACCGACCTGGCCGAGATCTACAACGCCAACCTGCCGGAAGGGGTCACGTCCGAAACCGTTGGCCTGGTGCACAAATATGACTCTCGCTTCTTCGAGGCGTACGGTCATGCCGGCGCCGAGGCGCTGGCGGTCACTGCCAAGGGTAACACCGATCTGGCCGCGGCCGAGCTCAAGCTCGACCTGCACGGCCACGCGCTGAGCGTGGCATTCTCTCGTCCGGTGCCCGCGGAGGCCACCTCCAAGGAGTGGGCGGGTGCAATTGGTTTCGGCTACGGTGTCACCAAGCCGACCGGACTGGACAAGAAAGCCCGCAAGGCTTTCGCAGATGCTATGATGGGTGGGGATGACGAGGAGTAATCCTCGCCGTTCTCATTCGATAGGGGGAGCCTTGTGCTCCCCTTTCTTTTTTTGTAGGGGTGTGATGATGATTCAGTTTGACATAGAGCGCGCGATGCAACGCCAGATGCTCGGGGAGAGTGTGGCGGGTCGTGTGGAAGACCTCTTGCGTTTGTCGGTCGGAAGCTTGGCCGACCCAGAAGGCATGCTTTCGTATTTCAGCGACGCGGTGGAAGCCGACGTGGCCGGGAACATCAACGGCTATGACCGCATCATGAGCGAGTGGGAGAAGGTTAACAGCGCCTCCCTCATTGGCGCGATTATCAATAACGTGGCCCAAGATCTCAACCTGATTTTCGGGCCGGGGACAATCATTGAGTTGCGTCGCAATGTCTTTGGGGACCGTGGCGGCTGTGCAGAACACGGTTCTATCTGGAATTCCAAAGCAGTGACTTTCTTTGCCGGCGATCAGACACGCACACCCACCCAGACAGAAGACTTCATCGTGTGGCTGGTGATACGCGCTGCCCGTACTATTCGACTGACTGACGGTATTGCCATCAAAGGTGGCAACGTAAAAAAATAAAGAGAAAAGACCTACCACCCCAAAGGGTGGTAGGTCTATTTTTTTGTCCCCACGCGTTACAGCGGGAGTTGGTTCGCCATGAACTCGTCGGCCACGGAGCGGGCACCACCAACGGTGGCGTCGACATCCGGGTTGATACCGTCGTATTGCTGGGACGGGGTCGGCCACAGCTTACGGGTCATCGGACGCAGACCGTACAGCTTCATACGCTCCAGTTCCTTCTCAGCGGCTGCCATCGCACCCCAACCGGTCCATTGCTGGCCAGTGAAGCTGATGGACAGTTCGTTGGTCTGAGGACCAGCGTTCGGGTCTTTCTCGCCGATGTCTTGACCAGCGGACTCCGGCGCCATGTTGGTCATCCACCAGGCGTTGACGGGTTTGCGCAGGTACGCATCCGGCTCGAAGAACAGCACGGTCATGGAGTACATGTCCGGCAGGAAGTCAGGCACGTTCGGGTTCAGTGCGGCAATACCGGGGTGGCCGGTTTGCGGGTCACAGACGCCGTAGATGAGCCAGGCCGACAGCATGTTCTGGAACACCTTACCATCCTTATCAGGGGTGGTCATGGTGATCGAAGAGATGGCCTCGGTGACGAGACCCGCTTCGTACTGCTGACGGTTGTTACGACCTTGCTGGGTGGTCACGTACTCCGCGCTCAGGGTCTTATCCAGACCGGACACGCTGCAGTGCACTTCCACGAAGGACTTGATGGCTTGACGCCAGATGGAGGGGTTCGGCATGTAGTCGACCCAACGCGGGAATTCCATCACGCGCGGGATGACGTTACGACGCAGCCGGCTGGCGTTCGTTACAAACTTGCCGTGCTGGCCCACCGGACCATTTTGACCAGAAGTGAACGGGTTCACCATCTGGTACTTGCCGCCGTCCAGGTGCAAGCCCTGGTTAGGCAGGATGAGGCGATTAGCGATAGACATGGATTAGGCCTCCTTACGGAAGACACGAATGGTGGTGTTGAACTGAGTCAACAGCACGTTCCCTTCGCATCGCAGGTCGACAGTGATAGAGTAGCCGTGAGAGATGTCTTCGGCGGTGAAGTAGGCGCGCGGGGTTACCACAGCCACACCGTCGAGTTTACCTTCCAGCGCCTCGATGATCTTCTTCTCGACGTCCTTGGCCAGTTCGTCGCGGGTCATCCGGTCTTCGCCGCTGACTGCTGCCCACACGCGGTCGGTGACCCGGTAGACGTACGCCATGGTGAAGTCGAACAGTCCGTTGTTCAGCACCGAACGCTCTTCCGAGTACACGGATTGGACCGCCGGGATGAACTGACGATAGTAGTCGTAGCTACGACAGGTGACGAGGGAAACGTCCCAGTCAGACGCGTATACCTCATTGCCCTTCCAGGGCATGGTCACCCGCTCGAGATCCTCGATGATGGTCTTCTCGCCGCGGTTGAAGCGGAAGGAGGGGTTGTACATCCCGTTCTTCGCGCCAGCGTACTTGGAGAACATATTCGCCAAGCTGTAGCCAAACGGCACCGGCTTCTTCCAGGAGGAGTTGCGAATGAAACCAGACTGACCGGTGATGATAGCACGTGCAACCGGAGTACCGAAGTAATCGGACTCGGGAGCAGCAGAGACCATCTCAATCAGCGCGACCTTGGCGGACTCTTCAGTCTGCTCGTCGTTCTGACCTTGATCATACGCGTGCGTGGTCAGGAAAAGGAAGGTGTTCTGGGACTTCGCGATGAAGTTGACCAGTGCCTCCTTGGTGTCGTAGGAGAAGCCAGTATCGTGGAAAGTGCCGAGGGAATACTTCAGCTCGTTCTCGTACTTGACCAAACCGTTGGACGGGAACAGCAGCATCTCGCGACGCACCAGTTCATCGTACACGGTGTCGCTCAGGGTACCGTCGCTACCACCTTGCAGGTAGTGGATGGTACGACCGGAGAACACAGCTCGGTCGGGTGCGCTGGAGGGGTTAACCACCACGCCGTCGTACGGGTTGCCAGCGACGTCCAGACCACCGAAGATGTCCATCAGGTACGGGTCACCGGTATGGCCGGCGGCCGCTGCAGCCAGCTGCAGAATGGTCAGGTAGTGGTCGTGGTAGAAGTGGAACTTCTCGAACGGGCCAAAGAACGGCAGGCCACCGATGTCCGGGGACTCTTTGCGGTACGCATCGGCGACAACGTTTTCGAAGTCGTAGTCGGTGCGCAGAGGCTGATAATATGCCCCGGGTTTGAAGCTGAAGTTCACGCTGCTCAGACCGGTCAGGGTCTTCCAAATCACCGGAGAGGTAACCCCAGCGAGAGTCTCGAACCACTGCATGCTGTACAGGCGACCGCCGATGGCGTTCTGCACACGGGCATCCATGCTCGGACTGGACTTGGCGTTCAGCGGAACAATCTTGTTACCGAAGCCATTGACATCGCTGCCACGGTACGGACCAGTGATGTCCCACAGCGGATAGATCTTGGACTTCTCGCCATCGCTGCCGACCAAGGTGCCTTCGATCATCCGACCGGCGAAGAACTCACCGAACGGATCGTTGGCGGTTTGCACATCGACGATGCGCAGGATGATCGCAATACCTTCGACGTCGGCTTCCTTTATAGGGCCGTTGGCGTCGTAAGCGACGCTGCCGTCCGGGTTGCGTGTCCACTTCGGTACTTGCTGAGTCACCACCTCGGCCACGAGACGCTGGTAGGCTCGTGTGGCATCGTCAGGGCGGACGGCCTGGATCATCATCTCGTTACCGTTGGCATTGAACAACGCCATGTAAGGAGTGTTGAAGGTTGTGAACTTGTTGCGGAATCCGAACAAATCACGACCAAAGAGATCCAGCGCGTTAGCCCCGGATACCGGGAAAGCTTCATTTTCTACACCGCGTGCGGCGAAGGTGAAGCACAACGGCTTATGAATGGGATCGCCGATCGGCTCGCGGACCAGCTCGGGAACAGAGTTATCCTGCATCCCCTGCTTCCGGTTGATCGGAGCCCCATTACGCGTAATGTAGCTGCTCATGGACTTTCTCCATAGTTGTCTTAACGGACCAAGATGGTCATACTAAGTAAGGTTTCTCACTATGGCACTAGATACGGCATACGACGCACGGACTCTTCGGACCTATGATCTGGAGAGTTTACGTCAAAATCTGGAAATCGCCAGCGCGGCTGGTCAAACCATCAAGCTGTCTAACGAAATTCAGTACGTCATGGACAATGCCCAAGACGTGAAACCATTCCCGGTACCCGTCAGGTTCGGCGACCAGGTCTACGTGGATGCACGCAACTTTGCTAGTCGTGGGGCGAACGGGGAATTAAAAATCCGCAACCCGATCGAGCATCAGTTGAGGCTCGACCAGGCCAGATGGGAAATCGTCTGGGCCAAACACAATGCCCAGCAACAGGTGCTGATGGCACAGTTCCCGAGCCATCACGAGATCTTTGGCAAGTGGATCGGCGATCTGCTGTCGAACACTTTTGCACTTGCCCCATATCAAAGTGCTCAGGTCCAGTTGTTGGCGGGTGCGTTCAGCGTAGGCCAGTTCAGTGGGCACATCACCGACCCGCTTCAAATCAAGCGCATTCAAGAGCGTGTGTGTCAAGAACTGCGTCTGGATGCGGACATCATGGAACGCGTGACGGGTTACGGGGACGAGAACATTGCCTTCCCGCGCAACCTCGACGAGTTCATTGCCATGCTCCACGCGGCAGACATCTCCGTGCGACTCAAAGACGTGTTGCCGGAAACCCTCAGTCAGGCAGCGAGCAAAAGCTTCTTCGGTATCAGTAACGAAGACTGGCTCTGCCGCCTCGGTCTGGAGTACCCACCTGCATTGCTGGTGATGGTCGCGGCGAGTCTGCGTAACAACATGTTCAACCGGACTCGTATCGGTGGTATCGTGCGCAATGCCAAGGTCAACAAAGACAAGAACCGTTTCTTGATGACCTATGAGCGCATCCTTAACCAGCACACCAGTCCTGTCAGCACCGACAAGGAGTAAGTGATGGAGAATACGGCCAACTGGCTGGTCCGCCACGCTGTCAGAAACGCATGGCAGCGACCACAACAAGACATGGCGCTGAACATCAAAGGCTGCCGCATCAGTGACCGGACCGGCGCGGTGGGGCACGTCTCCGACGGGATGCAAGCCATCCCGATGCCGAACATCGGATTCTGGCATGTCTTCCATTTAGGCAAACTGCACCCTCGTGGCGGGAACCTGAACATCCCGCCGAACTGCTGGTACCGGCTGAGCAACTGCATCAACGAATTCAGCTGCTTCATGATGATCTACAGCACGTTCGGGTTGACCGTCCCGACGGGCCTCGTTCGTGTGCGTAAGACTGCCACTGGTGCAATCATTCTCGCCATCCCTGACAGTAAGCGCTACAGTTGGGTCGAGAAAGAAGATGTCTTCATTCGTATCTATCCTGGTTACGAGGGTGGTTCGCAGGCACCGACCATCAACTCAACATCCGTGCGCTACTACCAGGTAGCGACCTTGGAAGGTCGTCAGAACATCGTGGATGACTACGCTGCCAAGAAAGCGTTGATGAAAGGATACGTCACGGCGTGGGTCAACGGGAAGCGGGTAAAGAACCTCATCGTTGACAGTATGCAAGCGTGGGACGATGTGGAAATCCACGTGGACGGTCGTGTGCGGTTGTATCACGATTTTGTGTGTGGTGACCTCAAGTCCTTCTCCTCGCAATTGGATGAAGGTCGCAAATACCTGCTGCACTTGCCCAAGCCCGCTCAAGGACGTTGGAGCTTTGCCAACGACGTGGAGATCGAGCTGTTCAATGGCGACGACGGGCGGTATTATCCGCAGAACCGTCATCTCGATATGCGACAGTTGACCTTCAATGACCTGTCCATTCCAGTGGAACGGTTGACACAAATGCAGGGTCAGTTCAACGAACCGGTGTCTGATGGCGACACCGTTGTCATTCGTGTCATCGTGCGCGAAGACTACCTGAACCTGCCGGTGCTCTTTAACCATTCACGCATCCACGATCTGTATCGGATGACGGACGCACAAATCATCGAGGCAATCGCCGGGGTGAGTCCCTCCATCGCGGAGTGGCGTGGGGCAGCGTTGGAGATGGCCACGGCGAATATCCTCGCGGCCTCTCGCATTGAAAACATTACCCCGGAACTCGCGACACAAGCGTACGGCTATAATGCCGCTGCGTTCTACAGCGCGAACACGCCGTCGAAACTCGTCAACGATGGACAGGGGTGGGGCTGCACGTTACCGGACCTGTTGGCCGCTGGGTCAACCGTGTACGAATACGACATCAATGGGAAACTGCTCGGTCACAGTTTCCACAGCGGCGACACCCTGTTCTACGCGAAGTTCCCAGGCGCGCGACTGGCCGAGGCCATCGTGGGTCAATCGGATGACGCTGTGCGCATCGTGGATAATGCGCCGGACTTTACCGTCTTGCCGGGTGAGAATGTCACGCTGTGGATTCGCAAACTGATTGGCGAGCTCCCGACCGACGACTACTACATGGCCAAAGAAGGTGAGGACTATATCCGCACCGACGATCATGTCGAGTGGATGGTTGACCGGACCCGGCGGGCGCCGACTGTCATTTACGATGACAAGCACCTTTACTTCGAAGCGGACTACGACGTCGCGGAAGGGGAAATTCACATCCCCATCGTGGCCCGGAACGCTCAGGGGAATTTGCGCACCCTGTGGCTTGAGATGGAGACCGTGGAGGTCTGGCTTAACGGCCACCCGCTGGTGAACAGCATCGACTATCTGGTGAAGTGGCCGTCCGTGGTTGTGGTCAACAAGACCTACATCACCGACACCATGACCAACCGGCTGGCGGTGCGTGCACGGGGCGTCACGGGAATTGCGCGGCAGCCGAAAACCGGGTTCATCACCAACGGACTCATCTCCAACAACGCGCGTTATGACGTCAAAGACGACAAGGTGGTACGCCTGGTGGCCGGTGGTGCTTTGATGCACCGTAGCGATTTGGTGTTCCGGGAAGACAACACCGTGGGCACTGCTTTGGTGCAGGACGGCATGCCGTATGCCATCGACGACCCGACCATCCCGCTGAGGGATGTCATCGCGGGAGACACCTATGCGTTGCGTGATGTCGCACGAGACATTGACACCCGGGTGGAGAATTACCTGACGAACATGCTTCCGCTCGAACCAGGTAACGACGTGGTGCCAATACCGAGCTGGTATCACCTCTACAGCCCGCTGCTCAACAAGGTCATGTGGGACATGCTCAATGGGTACCTGGTGCCAGTTGAAGACAACCCTGAGAACCGTATCTCCAGTGCGCAACTGGACCGGATAATGGAATCCTACACGGAGTACCTGCATTTCGACCCAGCTGTTGTGGGTTACGATGCGAAGTTCGTGAAGGTCCATCCGCATTGCCAGTATCTGGTAAAGGATGTAACGGAACTGCAGTTCGCGTTACTCGATCGCATTAACGCCCGGTACTTGGGTGGTCGCGTGCAACTCAACCAGTATCTTCGGATAAAGGATAAACCATGATCAATACCGACCTTATTGATAAGGATCGGGGATTTCGAATCTGGGACCCGTCTGAGCTTTACCATCAGTCAGTGGGCACCGGCTTCGTACCCAATCCGGGCGATCTCATTAAAAACACGGTGACCCGTGGGTTCGATGAAGTCATCGCTGTCAACTACGCCACCCCGAGCTGGACAACCGAACCGTACGGTCAGTCCCAGATATTCAACCAAGATGCGATTCTCGGTGGGCACTATCCGCTCAAGTCCGACAAGTTCTTGGCCTACGTGGACACCACCCGCATGCCTGCGAGTCTGGTCATGCACGACGAGATTCTGTTCAAGGGTCCCGACGTGCACGGCATCCGGTTGTTCCGCGGAAGCGACATCTCGGACAACGGGGAAATCCTCTCGGGTTACTACGTTGGCGGCGTGTTGACGAACAACTACCTGCCAGTGAAGACCGTGTCGGTGGCGGGCGCCCAGACCGTGATGAAGAAACCGTTGCCGGGGAGTTTGCTGGCGTCGGTGGAACATGGGGAAGGGTTCACCTTCGTCGTCTACTCGGATAACGATCGTGTCATCGCATACGGCCGTGGCCACTTCGTGAAAACGAACATGGTGATGGCCCTCGAGACACCCAGTCGGACGGTGCTTGACATCAAACTCAAGTCCCCGTTCATTGTAGACCCCGAGTCCACTGTGCTGACCCTGCCCATCAACATTCCGCTGGACAGCATACCGTTATCCTGCGAGGTGCGGTACAACGACGGCACCAAGCAACTCGCCGTCGATGGCAGTCGGGTGAAACTCAATGGGTTACGTAACGCAGGCGCTCACGACACCTATTACCTGTCGTCGAACGCGGGTCACACGTTACCATTGGTGTTCAGCTACAAGCTCGCCAAAGGGGAAAGCTACAACGGCGCGGATTTGGTCGGCGACACTATCGTACGGGATTACAGTGCTGTGACGGAAGTCGTAGACGGAGCTTACTCCATGAAGCTCTTCGTCGTGCCCAAGTGGCTGGACAGTAATCGCGGCTGGCGACTGATGTTCTATCTGTACAACCTGACCCGGGGTGAGGTCTACGACGCAACCGCGTACGTGAACATCTTGGGTCCGGCCCCGTTTGATCCGTTGCTCAAGAACTACAAGCAGCGGTTGAACGTGAACGTGGACATCAGCAAGGTCAACCCGAACTTCCGGGCGTACATCCACCCGCAGTCGTTTGCTATCACCCTTATGTCGGACGGGACGGACATGGACACCAACTACCTGTTGGAGTACGTGCACGATCAGCCCAGTCTCGGTCAAGGTCTCTTTGCGAAGTTCAAATACTCCAACGTGACCTACTCTGAGATCGACATCAAGTGCGGCTTCGCAACGAAGCAAGAGTGGCTGAACGCATTGTTCACGCCCTGCTACCCGCTGTATGACCGGCGTGTGGAAGACGCAGCGCCTGCGCCGACGCATTTCGAAGTGCATGTGGGGGGTTACGCCTACACCTTTACCATCGATGAATGGTCAACCAAACTCGTCGTGAACTACAAGGTAGTAAACCATGAGCCGTTGATTATCCGCTGGATTGCTCGCACACCAACGGATACCTTGCAAATCGGTTTGACCTCAATGCTCGCGCATTACGTCCCATAACACCCCACCTCCTGGCCTTCGGGCCAGGAGTTTGGAGACCCTCATGATTCTACGAGAAAACGACTGGGGTCGTTACCCAGGTGCTATCATTGATGATAGCACTCAAAACGTAAGCTTCATCCGGTTTGCTTCCCTGTTGGAACAGCTGGGGGTGAAGCACAACTACTTGCACCTGGCACTGCACAACCCGCAGTTGCGAGGCGTGAACCCGAGAGACCCAGACTTGCCCATTCCATGGCAAAAAGCCATGGTGGAAGAGTGCACCGTGAACCCATGGTTCTATTTCCGCGAAATGTTGCGGGTTCCGGCGGATGGTACTGCGGACGGTTACCCTTTCCGTATAGACCGCGGTAACTTCGCGATGTACTGGACTTTCTTCAACAACTTCGATGCGGCCGTGGAGTTCTTACGGCAGCATGGTAAGACTATCGGTTTGTGTGGCCTGGAAAGTTGGCTGATTCGTTTTCTGCGTAACTCGCGGACCATTCACGTCACTAAAGGCCCGGCACTGCGGGAAGAAACCATCACGACCCTCAAGCGGATGCGTGACGGGCTGCCAACGTGGCTATGGCCGATACACCCCGATGACCCGGACAACAAAGAGTCCTTCGCGTGTCTCTACCGCGGGAACAAACTCATCACCGCAATCGGCCAGAACGATCCGGCAGCAGCGAACGGTGTGGGGCGGGGATTGACAGCAGGTCGTCTCATCGATGACGAAGGCCCCTTCACCAACAATATCCATCACATCCTACCGGCGGCACTGGGCTCCGGTACTGCGGCACGCCGTATCAACGAGGAGGAGGGAGTTCCGTACGGCAACGTTATTGCAACAACGCCTGGCGATTTAGCCACCGAGGAAGGCAAGTACATGTACAACCTGATGACGTCGGGCATCAGTTGGGATGAGCGCTTGATTGACATCCCGACTCGGGGTCAGCTCAAGGAGATGATACTCCGTGGGTCTACCGCGAAGAAGCCGCGTCTCATCCTGTACGTGAAACTGAACCACCGTCAACTTGGCACCACCGATGCCGAGCTCGCAGACATGATCTCGAACGCCACCGGTACGCCTGATCAAATCCAGCGCGACTATGGTGGTGTGTGGACCACCGGCGGCTTTAACAAGCCCTACACCGTGGACGATGCCAAGCGAATGATCGACTCGCGCATTTCACCGGTGCAGAAAGAGATTCGTGACTATCACGTGGTCGACTGGTTCTACGGCGCCAACGAGATGGCCAGTAAACTCGAAGAGATGCATGTCATCGGGCTGGATACCTCCGAAGCGGTTGGTCGGGATGCCATTGCCATGGTGTTGACTAACGGTTCCACTGGTGAGCTCGCTGCCAAGCTCACGGTCAATGAAACCAACGTGGTGGGTTTTGCCGGTTGGTTGGCACAGTTCATGTTGAAATACGACAAAACCGTGCTCATCGTTGAACGTCGTTCGACTGGCTCTGCAGTTATTGATGCGATTCTGCTGGTACTGCAAGAACGGGTCAAGAACCTTCATCGCCGTTTGTATGTACGGATCACTCAGGATCAGGATCGCACTAGCGATCTGTTGAATGAGTTCCGTCGCGGGCCGACGGGCAGCCCGGAACGGTTCTGGGCGAAGTTTCGCGTTTACGCGGGGTTCAGCACCGATGGGGATAAACGTAAGAAGCTCTACGGGGAGGTGTTCGCTACCGCGATGCGCTTAACGGCACACACCATTCGCTCCGGGGAGCTGATAGACCAAATCCTCGCACTTGTTGAGCGTAAAGGGCGTATCGACCACGTCGCCTCCGGGCACGATGACTTGGTGGTCGCTTGGCTGCTCACGATGTGGCTGCTCATCTTTGGTAAAAACCTCGATGCCTACGGACTGAATAACCACCGTCTCATGGTTCGTAACCACGGCATTCAACAAGGTCGGAAGGGTCTCGATGAAGACCATGAAGAAATGGCGATTGCTGAGGAAGAGCAACAGCGTCAATTGGTGACTGACATCGAAGCCACGTCCCGGCAGTTGCATGGGACACGTTGCCCGGTGACACAGACGCAATTGCGCGCCAAGCTCCACAACCTCACCGCACAACTCAAGACAGAGTTGATCGACGTTGTCTCCATGGAAGGCCTTCGCGAGATACTTCAACGGCAAAGGATGAGATGATGAACATTCTTTTCTATTGCACATTGATCGCCTTTTGGGGCGTGCTGTTAATGTGCACCCAGCACATGCTGGAAACTGCTCAAGTTCACCTGACCGAAAACGGACAATGTTCGAACACGCGTAAGCGGGTACGGCGGGTGATCCTGATGACGATGATGACCTTTGGGACAATCGCGCACTACAGTTTGATGCGTGTCTATGACATGCATCTGATGTTGGTACAGTAATAGAAAAAGTGTGATCCCTGTAGACCTGCGCCCATTGGGCGCAGGTTACTACATTTTTTCACGCATATATGTTATCATTGTGAATCACCACAACTAAGGAGTTTTATCGTGAGAAGAAGTAAACGCCGTTATCTACTCAAGCTGCTCCGCATCATGCAGTTCAGACAACACCACCGGACATGGGTGAGGGGTAACATCGATGCCGTATCGTTGGCTCAAACCACTCAGCTGAGGTTCACCATCGATCCTAGTATACCCCTAGTGTCAATGGGATGTTTCGCCCCAGAAAATATGGGTAAATACGCGTTCACCGGCGATGAGATAGATCGACGGGTACAGGGCGCCGCAAAACTGTGTCTGGAAAAAGTTACCCCACGTAACGTTAAAGGAATTTCCACATCATGACTAAACACTCGAATATTGGTGAACTGTATCGTCGTACCCGTGCCCTCGCCGCTGAGATGGACATTAAGATCGCATCTTCATCCAGCGCGGTTATTCAAGAAGTCCCGGAGTTGTTCGCCCACGTAACAGCGCCCCATCGGCATACTCAAACCGACCCCACTACCATTGCGATCTTGGCCAAACCGCGGCCGGTGAACACGGAGCGCGCGTTGCAATTCCACATTGATAAGGAGTTCAAACATGTCTAAGCACAAAATGCGTTACATGCGCAGACTACTTCCCTGGCTGGTTCACGAACGTGACATCATCCAGATACAGCTTTTTGCATCCGGTCTCTGTTTGCACATCATCAGCGACGGGAGATAAGGATGCTACGAGTCGTGGCGTTTATCGTGGCAGTGATCGTCTTGTTAAAGTTGATAGATCGCACAATCCAATCTGTGATGTGTTACACTCGAGAGGCGCGCCATTCCAAGCGCGCAACCGTGGCTATCCATGTGCTGGTTTACAGCATGGTATCTTCGGTAAACAGCATGGCGTTTGCCACATTGAATGTGGTGTTGTTACATTACGGGTTGTGAAAAAGAGTGAGTCCCTACCCGCATGGGTAGGGACTTTTCTTTTCTTAACGTGTGCCCGCAATGGCACGCAGAACGAAGTACAACATGACCGCAGTTCGCACCGCAGCCAGCGCGGCTTGGTGTGTCAGGTGGGTTTGTTTCGAGACGAGTTTCTCGATGCGCTCCCGCAACGTCAGTACGTACGGGTTACTGGACTTAGGGGCAGTGTACAGCGCTTGGAGTTTATCCAGCAACGCACCCACGTCCGTAAACGACACCCGGTTACTCACCACGTAATCAAACGCGTGGGAGAGGGTGTCTTCCATCAACGCATTGACAGCATCGCGCTCTTTGCCCAAGGCCGGCAGCCCAGCGATATACTGCAGCACCGTTTTGAACGCAGTGGCTGATGCTTTGGGTACCAACTCTAACACCACCAGGGTGAGCTCGGACTTATACAGCGCCGGAAAGCTCATGGACGCCTCGAAGAGCTGCTGTTTGGCAATCGACAGGGCGTTGACTTGGTCACGCATAATCGCCTGCCCGTCGAGTATCACTGTTTGGCTCTGCACGAGTATCCGATTACCGGACGCTCGCACGTTCTTGAGCTCGCGGTAATACTCCTTAACGGTTTTCTTGTTACGGGTGTTCATGTCCGTGATGTAGTAGACGATGTCCTTGGGGGTATCGAACTTCACCATCCGTGGGTAGTGAGTGGTCCCATCGCGTGACAAGAAATCCTCTGAGCGGTTCTCAAGGTGCTTGCGCCAGCTCCCTGCCACCTTTATCTCAAAGCGCATGGAGAGAGCCGCATACGCCGCCTCCGCTGTGGGCAAATCAACAAGGTGCCCCCGCTTGGAGAAGAAGTTAAAATAGATACTGGTGTAGAACTTGAACTGAAGCAACATCAACGCTTCAAATCCAATATCGTGAGCAACCTTATCTTTGTCTGCCTTGCCGATCACCCGGTGGACAATGTAGGCAATCGCTAGGTTGAAAATACTCCCCCCGACATTCCAGGTGAGGTCGACGGTTTTGGTTGACCGCACGGATTCCAACAGCGCATCCTCATCAATCCCGAGGATGCTATCAAAGAATCGGTCAGAGTCTTGGGGCAAGAAACGGATCGGGTGGACGCCGAGTAAAGTGGATCCGAACCACTCGAGGTTATTCGCTCGCCCGAATATCTCTTGGTTAAATGCCCGCAGGTTCGCCAAGAACCGTGCGTCGAAGTAGACGTCCTTGAAATGTTTATCAAAGGCGTCTTTGAGAGCCAAGTTAACAGTGGACTCAGTTGCCACTATGGGTTGTTCGACGTACACGCCAAGAGCGAAGTCATATAACAACGGAATTTTCATGCTGTTCCCTCTTTTTTACGGGTGAACGCTATTGTATTGATATACCATACGAAGGAGTTACATACATGTTGAACTTTAAGAGAAAGCGTGAGTGGATAGCAAGTCTCAACGCTGGTCAGATTGACCGGCACGAGAAAGTCACCCTTTGGGTTCTCCCGTCAGGCGCGCTGTGCGAGCTGGGGTACATCGAGAACGTCCCCTATCTGCGCAATGGGGTCTATAATGGCCTCGGGGTGCAGATTGCCGAATTAATGCTGAGCGTGGGTATCCACGGTCGGGTCGTTATCAACAACGAAAACCAACTTCCGCAGAGTGTGCCCAACTGGCTCACGTGGTGGCTTAGCCAAGTCGACTACGAGAAGCAGCTCACGCTCTACGGCCTCAAACTCACCACGTTTGGCATCAAGCCGACGGGTGCGTTACCGTTCCAGGTCGAAACCATCTTCCCTATGGAGGTGGAGGCTGGCGCGGTTTTATCGGTCATCAGTGCGAAGTCGAAGTCGCCGGCGGTGAGTCAGTTCTTGATTGAGCGTAAGAACGGTGACTCCTACCGACTGGAACCGCATCGTACGGTGAATGCGCGGGTCATCGACGTAACCGCTTACGGCTTTGTCCTGCGCGCCGATTCCGGTGCGGTTTTTGCAACGCACCAAGTTCACCACTCGCTGAGAGCGGAACTCCATCGTAACAACTTGAAGCCTGAGGATTTGATTGGCACTGATGTGACCGTGCACTACACGATGTTCACTCAGGGCAGTCGCCTCAACAACTACAAGTCGGCGCAGATCTCACGCTCCGCCGCGTTGGGGGAACAAGATGATCATGACGGACAAAGTTTTACCTTTGACCGGGACACCCCTCTTTTCCAGGCTCCGGCTTGGGCGCAGTGCACGGGAATGCTCAAACTGCAACACTGCACTAATGCAGTGATAACCATAAACGAGGAAGCGTCTATTATCACGGCACACGACTCAGCTGACATCACGCGTCAGTTGTTCCGTTTCGTGAAAGGTGCAACGGCCGGGCACTTTGTTGCAAATTTAGTGACAACCGACGGTCAACCGGAAGCGTGGACGTTCCTGCCCAATGCAGGAGCCGACACCATTAACCCTGAACGGTTTGTTCAAGTCATGGAGAGTGTGCTGTATTACGCCACCGGCTTGAGCATCCGTGGACTGGGACTATGTTACACAGACCGAATGAAGCAGTTAAATACTGCTTAGGAGCGCTTATGATTTCCATGCATCCCGGCATTGGGGGTCCGCGACTGGGGCTGCAAGACAATCGTCTTGCGGCTCTGTGTGAACATCGGATAGTGCGCGCAATCTATGAACGATTGCCGCCAGATGTGGCCTGTGACGAAAGTAAGCTGCTCGCCGCTGCGTCATTATTGACTCGTCTTTACGGACGTGTTGACATTGACGTTCTTGGGCGAATTGCAAGGGAAAGCCCGCTGGCTATTGAAGGCCTATCAGCACTGGTCATGAATGTTCATGGCAATGTCTTTGGCTTAGAAACGCACGCGGAATTCTACGAGAGCCAAGTCTTCGTGAGACAAGACTATCTCGTGAACATGTTGCAGTACCTGTTGGCGCATGGGGTAAAGCTCCCCGTTGACGACGTCGCATACCAACCCGAGTTCAACCACTTCGGGGAGATAGGGGTGTGGGTGTCGCCCGTGCGCCTCACTAATAACGATAAATACGTCGTCGTGTAAAAAGTGAACATGAGCTCACATCTCCACTGGGGGTGTGAGCCTTACTTTTTTAATCTTGACCTGTGTGTCGGTAAAGAAATCCGCTTCCAGATGATGCACTGTCAAACCCCTCTATAACGCTCTGAAAAGCTCATAGAGCGATTCTTAGGCGTCAGGAATACCAATACAGCCCTCATGGAACACATGCGCTTATAGCGCGTTACAGAGCGTGCAAACAAAACCAATGCCACACCCCGTCGTCGCGGGGTGTGGTTTTTTACGCGTATATCAGGTCGTATGTGACCACGAAAACGAGGTCTATTTTACCCCTTAAAACAGGGTGTATTTTGTAGTATTTTTAGAGGTATGATTATGGCCAAAAAATCAATCCAGAATTTTCTTTTTCAGTTGTCTTACCGGGATCCCGCTGCTGAGAAAGTAAGGGAAGTCCTCTCGGGGTACTTCTATCGAATCCTGAGCGAGCTCAAAATAACCAGCACCGACCACAAGTTGGGTAAGCTACTCAATGCCAATTCGACGCGGTATCTGTGGGGGGCGAGGGCGCTGCCAGTTATACCCAAGGACCCTACTAAAATCACGGAAGATGACGTCCGTGGGGCCATCGCTATCTTCGCCAATTCGGTCGCGTTGCAATATCGCACGTTACTGGACAGACCGGTTGAGAATACGTTTGACGTCACAACCATCACGCCGGAACAGCGGGTTCGTATCGACGCATACTTTGACGAGGAAGTTCATACCCCGTTAATCAAAGAGATCAGCGCTATGTGCTTGACCGCGTTCGAAGGCGTTACCGCGCAGTGTCCGCTGGTACCGTTTGTGAATCCGTACAGGGAGTAAGAACAGGGCATATGCCAGTATGCCCTAGTGTTACAAGTCCTTAACGCCAGTGCCTTCCTTCGGGGAGGCACTGTTTTTTTTGCCTGTCCGCGAGGGCAGGTCCGTACATACCTAGGTACCCTCACGTATTTTTTAGACGTCCTGAGACTTCATGAGACGTCGTTGGATCCCGTTGGACACCCACACAAAAAACATCTCTGCTTATGTCCGCGTGCGCGCGCCTGATCGCGCGCCTGATCGCGCGTGCGATCGCGCGCCTGATCGCGCGTGCGATCGCGCGCCTGATCGCGCGCGTGTATTTAGTTTTTTTAATTTATTAGGGATAGTAGGGTACCCTAAAGGGTACCCCCTATTAAATTAAAAAGGGTTTCGGGTTACTCGGAGAAAACCGATCCCGTTTTACCCTGTTTGAAATCTGATCCGATAATCCACCCCCTCTTGGGGAGGGGGATTATCCCAGAGTGTTAAAACCCGATCCCATCACACCCCACTCCTGGAGGAGTGGATGAGTACGGACAGAAAACCCAGATCGAATTAGATCCTATCTCCGCATGTCTGTCGACGAATACACGAGTGTTTGTACGAGGCGCGCGGGCGGCGCCGTTTTTTTTTACGTGAATTGGGTATTACTATGCGACGAACACCACCTGACTACTTCGGGAGATTCTCTCGTGGCGGAACGTGTTCTGGTAATCTTATGCGGAATCCGCGGTTTCACCTCGAGTCCGATTGGGCTGTGCCGCCCTCTGAGTCGTTCTCGATTCCTCCGGTAGGTTCGCTTACCGGAGACTTTTACGACACGGAGTAATACTATGCGACACGTTGACCCCCCTCTGACCCACGATGAGATGAAATCTCACATCGAGTCCATCGTTGCGACCTGCACCTACGAGACGCATCGGGTACCGGGCACCACCACCACACTGGCCACAGCCATCGCCCCTAACGGGTTCGTGCTGCTCACCGGTGAGTCCATCGCGGCTCGGGCCGACGAGTTTGACGAAGCGCTGGGAATCCAATACGCCGTCGACGATGCCAAGTCCAAGGTCATGGACCTGCTCTGGGTACTCGAAGCATGGCGCGCGAAATGCAATTCTACCGGTCTGTTACCTGACTGACTGGCAAACCCAACTCTACCCCACTGCGCTGAATAACGCGTTGCGGTAGATACTATGCGACAGCGCACACACAGTCGCGCACCAAAACCCGTAGGTTAGCACCACGGGAAAGGGCTTCACCCCGTAAGGCCCACGCTGAGTGGATTGACTGCCATCCGAACGACCTGCCGCTGTCCACTCTCGTGGAACGTCGCTAGCCTAGGAGGGACTCATGAAGCTAGTCATACCCGCGCCCCGATGTGGCCGTAGCCATCCACCTGGACCAACCGTTCGACGTTAGTCGAGTCAACCGGTATCAGGCATGAGCACGCGGAATAGGGGCGCACCCATTGCGGGTTCGCGTCGAGTTACGTGAATACCCAGTTACTATGCGTTCAACGTGCCCATCGTACGACGAACGGTAGTTAGCGAAATACCTGCCCCCTTTCGCCTTCGAGGCTCCCAGGGGAAGCGGCAGCCGGCTCTGGCAGCGCGCTTGTAGGATTTCGCTGCTCGCTCCCACAGCCTGTGTGTCATGGCGTCCCTTCACAGGGAACGTGCTTCTGGCCGTGGTCGAAGTGAGCACCTCCCTCGGAGTAGTTGAATCAGCGTTAGCCACCGGCATTGCCACGGGCGATACCCTTCAACGAAACGAGAACATCAACATCCAGATTCACGGAACGAGCCGTGAGTTAGGTTGGCAGATTAACCTGAGTGGGGCCGCGGGGTGCTCCGCCGTAGGTTGGAAGTTGATGCGCGCCAGCTGCCACTGGTGCACCCAGGACGTCCTGCGGGACGCCCACCACAGGTTGCGTAGGTTAACTCCGCGCATCCTTGACTGCGTCCGGTCGGGAGACCCATCCATTCTCACGGGGTGGGTCTTCCGGCTGTGGCGAGTCAGATTTCGAAGCGCGTGTGTAAGCTCGGCCGATTGCATGCTCACCTCCAAGCACGCGCGCTTCGATTCCCTTCACCGGGAATCGCCATTGTGGACTACTGCGTCTTTCCGCCTTCTCGCTGAGGGCTGACCCATGCGCAGTGGTCCCCATTTTGTGGTCTTGTAGCCAAGTAACGAGTACGCTCCCTTCCATCGAGCTTGTGCTGGTTGCAAGACCCTCTCGTATCTGAAGCTGTAGGGTTCGGATCTGACGGCCTTCGGGCCGACTGTTGCACGGTAAAAACATTCGACTTCACCTCACTACCCTCGTGGTAGTGAGGCTTTTTTATTTATTTTTTACAGTGGAACGCCTTGGTATAACAGGAGGACCACAGATGAACAAAGAAATACTCGTGACATTGCTCGAGCGCAAACAATACCCAACCAGTTTCAGTAACGACAATCGCATCGGCGAGCTGTTGACGCGAGGTTTTGATGCGTTTGTTGCCCATCCCGAATTCTGGCAGCATTGGACAGGGCCCGAGCTTGCTGCAGAGTTCCTTGCTGCACATTCCCGCTGGGAAGGCGAGGGCGTGATGCCCTTGGGACAAATCATTTCTAGCAGTTATCAGCTCAGCGTGGATGAAACCGCTGACGTTTACAACGGGTGCAATTACCGCAGCTTCGTCACATCCATGATGACCGCGTGGGTGCAAGATAAACTCCCCATCCAGGAGATACTCGCCTTGCTAGCTGACGCACGCGCTGCTATTGACAATCGCCATGGTACCGCAGGGCTCCATTACGTGCATTAAATTAAACGACGGCAACTAATGGTTTGGAGCCGCTGCCGAATTCCTAGGAGAAAGAAGTAATGACGCAACACGTTACCCCGGTCGATGTATTGATGATGTCCCCGGAACAATTGGACCGGTTGAGTTTACAGGGGGATATGGATAACGCGTTGGTGGATTCCTTGCGCTGGGGCTATGCGTTTCACCCCAACGAAGTCAGCCGCCTGCGCGCTGCTGACCCTGAGCCCGGTACGACCATTGACTGGAGCTACTCCCAAGCCCATGAGGACGTGCATGAAGCCATTCGCAATGCAACGGTCTTGGCCGACATCCCCATTGCAGGTGTGGCTGAGCACCTTGTGGCTCTGCGTAGGTTCACCAACGCTCAGGCCGAAGAGATTCGGCAAGGTGAAAGCTGGCGAGAAGGCACGACTTCCCACCTGGCTTGCCTGTTCGGACAAAAATAAGCGATGCCCCCACTACCTTGCGGTAGTGGGGGGCTATTTCTTTTACACTTTGAAGCGTCCGCCGGACATGTAGTTGTAGCGATTGCCTACGTCGTCGTTGTGTACCAACGCACGTTTGACCGCAGGCAAGGTATCCTCGTAAGACTGCGCCGCATCGGAGTAGCCGCTTACGAAGTCCTTGAAGGCACCGAACTCCATCCCGTGGTCCAACCACCCGGCATCCATCTCAAACGACATCTTGTTGTAGATGTACTGCTTGGCGGCCCAGACTGCCAGTCCTGCAACCACGTCGTGGAAGGCAGGCTTGATTTCATTGAGCTCCTCGGTGTAAGCGAACTTCACCATCAGTCTCGTGGCGTAGACAAACATACCGGGGTCTTTGATACGAATCGCATCCGGGCCCCACACCTTTATCTCGGGTGATGTGATACGAGCCAAGGTGGAGTTGGAATCGACCACGCCTTTAGCCGCACCCAGCACCCCACTGCTTATCCCATCGAGATAAGAGCCGGCTGGTGGGAGGGTGTAGGCTTGACCTGCCACCGGAGTGACTGCAATGTGCGCGGCAACAATCTCGCGTCCGCCTGTGGCGGCTTGGTCGAGGTAGTAGATACGGGCCCACTGGTCATTGGGATCGATTTCATAACGGCAGTTGGTGATGTCAATTTCGGCGTAGTTACCGACCGGCATGATGTCCGGGATAACATATGCTTGGATAACCTCGCGGATAATCGCAGCATCGGGCGAGGTGACGATGCCCATGCGGCGCAAGTCCTTGGGCACAAAAGTGGCCCTGAGCACGGGCTCAGGAATGGTACGGCGAATTTTACGTAAGCACGCATCGATAACGTTCATGGGCTAACCCTTTTACAATGGGCGAATGACATACCATCGGCGTGCAGCCTCGCTTTTAATACGCCGGCCGCCCTTTCTGTGTATCTATGGCGTACTTGCACTCAATCACATTTAACATATATGTTATCATGGGAATCTCTGAAATGGAGTCCTTATGCAGCAACTGCTGATTGACATTCCCAGGCCAGCAAGTTGTCCTTTGAGCATATCGGCGCTTGCACTGGTACATGCGATTCGAGAACAGCAGTACCCTGGCCTATACCCTGAGTTACCGAACCCGGTGCTCCAATGGGGTGAGTGTTACTTCAATACGGACGTGTGGCATCAGTTGTATCGACTGGGACCACACCACCCCCACCCCTTCTATGAAATTCCAAATTCCCCAGGAGTGATATACACATGGCTAAGCTCACCTTTCGTTTCGACCCAGATGAACTCCATCGGCTAATCTGGGAACAGATCAAAGACCTGTCGTACGCGCTCTACTTAGATACCTCACAACAGTCGCGCTCTGCCATCACCTGTGGCCTGTTCGGTTGTGTGATACATGAGTTATTCCTGAGTGTGCCCGAGGAAGAGATGAACGCCTTCGATGCGTTCTTGGCAGAATACATCTCGGATGTGCCTGGTCTCCAGAATGCCTTGGCGGCGGTGGGTGAAGTTGAACAATGCACCCCCAAACACGGTGTGGTCTCTGTGCAGGATCATCTTAACAACACCAAGGGCTCGGCCATTCGGGAGTACATGGAAACCCTGCCGCGCAAACATCTCGCAAATCTCGCGTACAGCAAGGTGTATGAGGTGGTGCGCAATCACATCGAGCGACACCTCAACGGGATGTACCAACAAGTTGGTAAATCGTTTAATCCGTATGCGGTGGTGACCATCGACGCTGTGTTCCACCACAACCGTCGAATCATCAGCCTAGATTTGGTGGTGGAAAATGACGTGCGTGACATCTTCTATAAAGAGCACTTCCCAACCGGCCGTTTTAAGGCGAATCGTTAGTTACTGGGGCGTCTGCCGCATAGCGTACGATTCGCTGTACGGCACTCTGGTGAAAGAAGAACGCGAAATCGAGTATACCCCCGCCCAATGGCAAACGAACATCCCAGAGGCCATAGACAGCCTGTTGAGCTGTTTGTTCTGGGAGGTCAAACCCCACGGCATGGTGAACATGCACTTGGCCAAAACCACGGTGCGCAGTTACCTGCCCAAAGCACCCCTGCGGGACGTGGAGTTACTGATACGGTGTTGTCACCGATCACTGCGCGAACAGTTGGGATTGCCGGTGAGTGGGGTGATGATGTTTGTGGACGATACCCATTTCCCGTACATGTTCTGTACGATATACTCAGCGCCACTGAAAGAACAGGAGGCATTCGATGTTGTGCAAGATGGCCGTCGACTGCACACCAATCTATCGGTATCTGGCGACGCACTTACAACAGAGGTCCGTTACTCTTGGGTCGATGCTCCTGCCGGATGGGGGTGAACCTCTCGAGGTATTGAACGTTGTGACGGAGTGCGCCTTGCGGGCTACGTTGTCGGGAGAGTTGTACCAACCAGTAATGCGGCACCAGCTCTCGGGCTGCTTGCTGGAATACATGGATGTGAACACCAGCTGCCCCACGCTGTATCACACTCGAGACATCGAGAATTACCGCGCGTTCATCGAGTTGGTGAACGACTTGTCCACTGACCGAGAGTTGGAAGTATTGCTTAGGGGATTAGTCCCCAATGTGTTTGTGAACCGGAATGGGATGGCGTTCATGTTAACGAACGTCGCCCCCTGTGTATGGTACATCTACGGTAATGCCTGGCTAAACTAAGGAATCACTATGACACCGAATATTCTGCAAGCTGATATGGAGGTCATCTACTTTAAAGACTTCCAGCGCCTCGCGGGTTCGCTGACGGAGATAGATCCGTTCGCATTGATGCGTGAGGTGAATGATGACGTCTCCCGCTCCATCGGCCGTGCTCTGGATTTCGCCAATAGCGGCAGCATTGGCGAACTCACACACCCCATGAAAAACAGCTTCCTGTTCGTGGGGAATGAACTCATCAACCACAAGGTTGACATTGACATGCGCACAGCCATGTCGTATACCCACCAGTTGCAAGCAGTGGGGTTGGAGTATTTGAACCATCTCTCCACAACCCCGCTGTGGGTAACGCACCACCCGACCTTTGTGTCTGCCCGGTATAATGCGGTGCAGCCGGACGACTTGGAAGTGCTCATCCGCTATGACCTCCAGCGCCCTCAACTTGATGGAATGAATCTGTCCATGAAGGAGGTCAATGAGATCAAACCCACGTTGTTCTACTGCGCCAAACAACTCCTCGGCGCAGCAGTCGAGGCCACGAAAGGATAGCGACATGATTTTATACGACGGGATGCAGCAGGTCCAATCTATCGATGACCGACTGCGCGAACAGTTGAACCTGTTCCTGCGAGAATACCTCTCCCTGTTCTTCTCAGACCCCCAACATCATAATGCGAATATCGCTGTTGACAAACTCTACCATGCGGTTTACTACGCAGCGGTGGGGGGTTGGGTGAAGAATAACCCGTCAGTATTCTTGGATCTGTTGTGTCCGAATACGGCCACGTCGGAGGACGAGGGCGGGGATTTGAAGTATTACTGCGCGTTGGACGAGATTATCTACGATGACTATCCTGCGTCGGTGCTGCGTATCGCAGAGCACTATCAGGATGAGTTGAGGCAACTCGTGGGTTTGCCGGGGATCATTCAAACGATGTTCCCTGGCCGCCCACTGGAGTTCTTCGGGGATGATGCAACACGACTGGTGGTGGGATGTGAACACTTTACTTTTTGAGCGGCGCTCGGTGTTCCATGCCAGACACCTTCAGCCGGAGATAAAACGTTTCTTCGAGAATGTTAGCGCGGACTACCGCAATGCGGCAATGTTGTACTTGGACACGATGTTGTTGACCGTTGCGGCCGATGCAGTAACGTCGGTTTGGTGTAGACGCGGAGACTCATTCGTAGCAGGTACGTCAATCACATGGGGGCGGCTCCGGGCACAACATCGTCGGAGTCGCGGGTTACTGGAAAACGCATATCCGAGTGTCGACACGCCGTACTTCGAAATCGATGCGGCCGTGAGAATGTGTATCTCGAATATGGATAGTGTCCGCTGGACCTATCTTTTTCAACAGTTTAATCAATGGTATAGTTGTGAAGTCGCCCCCCGCGGTCTGACATTGCAAGATGCTTTGCCGCAACTGACCGTGATAATCGCCTCAGCAGATAATCCTGGTCTGCGCTGTACCTTTAAACCTTGGGCGCTCTACACCGAGACCGGTGAACTGTCGTTCTACAACGAGTGATAACAACATGCGTGATTCGTATCGCGTGGTCGCCCTGGTAGATTACAATCCATCCCTCGGGATGATTGAGTACATCGACCCTGAGCGCCAGCTCGTCCGGTTCTTGACAAGGGTCCGGTCGGAATTAGCCCACTTTGTAAACATGCCTGTTACCCAGGCGGAGTGCGAGAACGAAGCTCTGTTGGCCACCACCCTCAAAGAATACATGATGGAGTTGGCCGAAACCAGGGCATTTGCTGTACGCATGCCTGAGCAAGTTCCGCTCGAGCAGCTGCTCAAGTCTCTTCGCGATGAATACCGGCGTTGGGACTTCAAGTCTAGCTATGACTGCGGCAACAGCTCGGACGATTGGTTGTATCAGGCCATTGAACCATTCAAGAACCTCTACGAGTCGTACGTGGATGATAACGCGGATCCCGCGATTCTCATTGCGTATATGGTGGAGCTTCTCGCAAAGGACATGGCCCACCATGTCTGCCAGGAGTTCGCCGAACCGCTGAGGCTTTTTACGCGGATGCACACTCACCAGGTGAAGAAGGGTAGTCCGTTTAACCTGCTGCTCTCTACGGAGAAGGCATTGGGTGGTGGTCAAGGGTACTTCCTCACCATCAAGTTAAAGGAGAAATGATGTACAACATTTCCTCAATTGAGCCGGGGAGTTTGGTGAACGTGGTGTTTGATACCACCATGTACCAACCGCTCAAACGTGTTCGGGTGCGCGGGGTGGTGGATTACACCACCGCCGCAACCATGCGTGACGTCATGACCGAGCACAAAAACATCTATAGCACGTTGATTCAACAGCCGGCGGACAACATTCGTGCTGCCAAGTTCTTGCTGTACGCAGATGAATCGGGTGTGGTCAATGTGGTCGCGGATCTGTGGATTCGTGACGTGACTGTGGTCGTCGGCCTGGATGTGGATTTCTCCATCGTCCTGGACAACCGTCAGGAGCTTGATAGCCTGACCCGCGCCCTGGCTGCCTACGGGTTCAATGATGTCAAGTACAACATCCGGGAACGGACGTAGGAAGTTGTCTACCCTTCGGGGTAGACTTTCTTTTTTTATTTTTCACGCGCGCGCTTCTAAGTATAGATGACATTCCCAGGAGTTGCACCGTGGCTTATCACTCGCCTTTTCGTCTCGAACGTGACGAATACGAACGTGACACAGATGTGAATGACGCATACCGCGATCAACTGTCTCATTACATCCGTATCCGTACGAATAATAAGTGGGAACCCGAATTCATTCGCTCCGTGGTTGATGCCATGTTCGATGATGAATCCGGCGAACTCAAACACCAGTACCCATCGTGTAAGATGTGGGTGCGTAACCAGAAGACCGAAGACCGGGAAGAGAAACACCTCCCGATTGACCGGCTGTTCGATACGGTTATCAAGAAAGGCATCATCGCCGCCCCGAGTCTGACCTTCTATCTGCCCGAAACCGTGCGCCGCTCCAAGCTCTCGGAGTTCACTGAGGGCAACGTACTCAAACGGGGTCAAGTAAAGAACGAGATGTACGACGCGTTGTCTGCGGGCAACATGGTCCTGGCCACGAACAAGAAAAATGAACAGAATGCCCTGAAGACCCTGAACAACGGCTCGTCCGGCGCGTTCTCGTCGCCATACACCATTCTGTTCAACCAGTCCGCCCACTCCGTCCTTACGTCCACCTGCCGTACCGCAACCTCGTTTGGTAATGCGGCCAACGAGCGGTTGCTCGGGGGCAACCGTCATTACGACTCCGCCGACCGGGTTATCAACTACTTCTTGTCAATCGCCACACTCACCGACTGGAGTGAGTTCAAGCGTTGCATGGAGTTGTACGACCTCCATTACCCGACACTCGACGAGGTCATGGAAGTTATCGAGTTCTCGTCTAACCTCTACTGGCGTTCCGACGAGTCGATGCAGCTGCTGCGCAACTTCATGTCGAACACCAACCCGCTGGAGAAAGCCGCCTTCGTGTACATGGGGGACTTCTTCCACCTGGCCAAGTACAACGATGCATTCATGCGGGGTTTCATGACGAAACTCATCGCCAAAGAGGAAGTCACGGACATCTCCGATTGGAGTGCTGCCGAGAAGTCCATCGATGGCGACATGAAGATCATCATTGCACAGTTCCGCACCGACGTGGTACCGCCCGGCAAATCGTTTGGCGACGTCAAGCTCAAAGACGAAGACACGCAAGTAGCACTTCCGTGGGACGAGCAAGCCAAGTACAAAGAGCTCATCCGCTCCGCCTTGTTCTTGCAGAAGACCATCGGCGAGTACGCCGTGCTGATTCGCAACGTGCTGACCACCAAGAACCTGCCCATGAACATTGCGTGCATGCCGAGTATGATTCGCCGCGTGGGGGTGGTGTCGGACACCGACTCAACCATGATGACCGCCCAGTGGTGGTCGCAGTGGTATTGTGGTCAAACTCACGGTGAGGAAGCTACCCGTGTGGCCGACGCCATGATTTACATCACCACACAACATCTTCGTCACCTGATGGCGAGCATGTCGGTGAACATGGGTGTGGCCAAAGAACGTATCTTCCTGTACGCCATGAAGAACGAGTTCAAGTTCGCCTCTTTCGCTCTGACGACCAAAGCCAAGCATTACCTGTCGATTATCACTGGGCAGGAAGGTCAGCTCAAAACTGACCCGGAGCTGGAAGTCAAAGGGGTGAGTCTGCGAACCTCGAACATTCCACCTGTGGTCATGGAAGAGTTCAAGCGCACTATCCGCAACCTCTGTATTCAAGTAGCCGATGGCGATAAGATCAACCTGTTGGAGCTGATGGAGAAAGTGGCGGCGGTGGAGCACACTGTGGTGAACTCACTGATGGACGGGTCCGGGGAATACCTGCGCACCACGAACATCAAGGGTCGCGATGCGTACTCCGAGACCGATGAGAAGAACTACCACTATCACCGGATGTACAACACCATCTTTGGCCCACGCTACGGGTTCTTGGATGAACCACCGTACGAAGCCGTCCGCCTCCCCGTGAACCTGGAATCCAAAACCGCTATCCGTGACTGGTTGGCGTCCATTGAGGACCCGGTAGTAAAGGAAGGGGCGACCAGGTGGTTTGAAGAGACCAACTACCGTCAGTACAAAACACTGATTGTGCCCGAACAGCTGATTTCCAACTTCGGCACCCCGCCGGATTTGATCAAGGTCGCGAACAAACGCCGTACCGCGTTCCAAACCGTGGAGCCGTATTACCACGTGCTGGAATGCTTGGGTGTGTTCATGATCGACGAGAACCGTTGCCGCCTGCTGTCCGACTACTACGGCGAAGCTATCGACGCTGATAGTTTGGACGACGCAGAAGCT